TCGTAGATGAACCGGACCTTGTCGCCGACATTCACCGAGACCGGGATGAACTCCACGTCCACATTGATCTTCAGACGTCTCCGCGCCTGTTTCAGCTTCCGTATTGTGGCGGCGTAGGCGGTCTTGGCCGCCTCTATGCGGTCCTCATCCGTGACCTCTGTGGTAGCGCCTTCTGAGTCGTCAGGCGTGAACGGCGCCAGATCGTCAAAGGCATATGTCCCTTCAATGATCGTTCCGGCCTCAAGCGCCACAGACTCCTCATCAATGACCGCATACTCAAGCCAGTTGTTAGGACCGATCTTCGGTGCCTGGTCGATGTACTTCCGGTAGTCCCTCTCGTTGTTGACGTTGTTCCGAAGGATGACTACAGGGAACCCTTCTTCCTGCAGTTCTGGATCGTCGTAGATCTCCCTCAGTGTCATGGAACTCATGCCGGTGTCCGATTTCTCGGAGTACACCGTAGCCACATTGATGACGTTCTCAAAGTCGTACTCGATCTCCGGTTCCGTCACCATGCGGATGTTGTTCCTGCCGCTCGGCTTCATGGAGATGATGTATGGTTTCTGCTCCCCAAACTCAGAAATGTCCATCTCTCTGGACTCGATAAACTTCACTCTCCAGAACAGATCCTCGGTCAATTCCATCGTCTGGTTCAGTGCATCCAGTTTGTTCTGTCTGGAATACACATAGTCGATGGTCTGCTCCTTGGCATGCTCGCTGAAGTTCAGCTGCCATCCGGGGTAGGCGAAGTTGGTGTCCGCGTAGATGTCGGCAAGATCATCCGCTACCGTTGGATCGCCGCTGTTCTCCCCTGCGACGATACAGTCCACGCTTACCTCTGCCTTGTTGTCGTCCGTTCCGGTCTCCACGAAGAACTTCACGGTGTACGAGCCGTAGGTGGTCCGTACTGCCGAGTAGTCCACTTCCAAAGTCCCGGACGTTGCGGTGGCTCCGGCCCTCTCGATGTAGTCTGCAGCCGTGAACGACCGCACCTCATCGGATGTCATGGAGAACGAGTTTGCCTTGACCGTGATGCCGTCCTTGCTGTCGGACTTTTCCTCGTCCTTCTTCAGTGTGGCCTTCACCGTCACAGACACATCGCCAGAGGCGAAAATCACGTCATATGAGCCTTCCTCCGGCTCGACCGCAGAATGGTCCACCGTGACCGGCAAAGTCTCCCCATGCTCGTTCCAGGCGCTTGCACCCGCACGTCTGATGAAGTCATCGTCCGTGAATGTACCAAACTCCTCCATCAGGATGTTCAAAGGATTGGCTGACACCGTCACGCCGTCTTTCGTCTCGGTCTCCGCTCCTTTGTATACAATATTCAAAACGCCCTCTTTGATCGCTGTGTTGACGGCGATCTGGCGGTATGTCCACTCATGGACGATGTGTTCGAGGTGGACGTCTATCGTCTCCGCGTCCTTGTTTCTGGGGCACCTCACTACGATGCCCCAGAAGCATTTATCGTCCATGAACAGCTTTATTTCCTCTCTGCCCTGTATGTACTCGGCGTACTCGATAGGCAGAGTTATCATGGTGGAAGGCACGAGCATGAGTTCATTGGACCATGTCGGCTCGTTCAGAAGGTCGTTGCCTCTCTTTATTAACTTTCCTTCTCTGTATATCTCGAAGTACATAAGATCCTCAGATCGGTGCGAATGTCTTTGTACCAACTACCAGGAAGTCAACAGTGACAGGATATGGTCCGCCATTGGTGCCATTAGGCAGCGAAGACGGCGGACACAGCTCGAAGGTATCGAAGTTGACGATGAGGTTTGTGCCCTGCTGTACCCATCCCTGTACATTGACTGTCTGTATGTAGCCCTTGCCAACTCCATCGTATGGGTTTCCGCTCGGAACCACCTGTGTCTGTGTCCATACACCTGTGATGCTCTCCATCTCGGACACCGGAATGATGACACGGAATTCGCCCACGTCCTCGTTGTTGCCGGATCCTGCGAACCATTCCGTGATGCTTGCCACGGGATAATAGTTCGGAGTAGCCCCAGGCTCGTTGTACATGGCCTGCTCCGCACCGGATGCCACACGCCATACCTGACCGAAAGCTCCGACCGGAACCGTCACACGGTACCGCTTGATGACCGGAATGACGTTTGAGGAACCGCCCAGTGCCTGGATCAGGTCGTTCAGCCTGTTCGCTACATTTGTAATGTTGCTGCTGTTTGTGCTGATGTTTCCCTCTGCTGTCGTCATCCGGGTTTCCAGATTGCCTGTTCTGGTTTCGAGATTCCCTACTTTAGTTTCGAGGACGCCCACTCTGCTCAGAAGGTTATGGATGTATGTCCATATGCCGCCAAGCGCACAAATGATGCTCTTGATCGTCTCGTACAGGTTCGGGATAAACCCTTTCATGTAGTCCTGCCAGTCGCAGACATCGTACTTCTCAAGATCCTGTATCTGTCTTCCTACAAGGCAATCGTTTACGTCATGCAGGTCATCGGCATCCTTGTGCTTGGGTGACAGGTTAGGATTCAGACCGGTGTCGGCGGCAAGGGATGTACACTCGGTATCCGTGACGCCGTTCTCTGCAAAGTTCGGAGCGTATGTTTTCAGATCCGAACAAGCATCGCAATTTATCTGACTCATGTTTTTCTCCTTACAGTAACTGGCGTGTGCCAACAACAAGGAAATCTACTACCACGGGGTACGGTCCGCCGTTGTTTCCGTCAGGCAGCGCGGATGGCGGGCACAGTTCATAGGTATCAAAGTTGATATCCAGATAGTCGCCATTCCGCACCCATTCCTGCACGTTAACGGTCTGGATATAGCCTTTGCCGACGCCATCGTATGGGTTGCCAGTCGGCACGACCTGTGTCTGTGTCCACACGCCGATGATGTTGTCCATCTCGGAAACCGGAACCTTGATCCAGAACTCACCTACAGTGGTGTTGTTGCCGGATCCTGCGAACCATTCCGTGATATTGCTGACCGACTCCCAGTTGTCCGGTGATGTGGAGGCAGGGAACTGGTTCTGCTGTGCACCGGATGTCACTCTCCATACCTTGCCGAATGCCTGTGCAGGGACCGTGGTCCTGTAGCGCCTGATGACCGGAATGCCGCCACTGCCGCCGCCGAGCGCTTCGATCAGTGTATGCAGTGTGTTCCACAGACCGCTCAGAGCGCAGATGATCGCCTTGTTCGTCTCATAGTCGTTGATGGCGTACTGCTTCATGAACTCCTTCCAGTCGCAGACATCGTACATGTTTACCTCGTCCTGCATCCTGCCGATCAGGCAGTCGTTTGCCAGATGCAGGTCGGTCGAGTCGTTATGTCCGTTCGTGCTGTCCAGTCCGGTATCCTTCGCCAGTGAACTGCATACCGCAGTGGTCACGCCGTTGGCCATAAAGTCCGGTGCGGACTCACGAAGTTCCTGACATGCAGTACAGGATATATCGCTCATATCGTTCCTCCTTATAAAGTGATGGGGTCTGTTTCGATGTAGGCACACACGGCAGAACAGCAGTCGTCGGAACAGCAGAAGCCCGTCTCGATCAGGATGCTGTTATTGCCGGGATGGATCTTCCATCCGTACGTCATGCCTTCTTCTCTCGGCACTACCCATGCATCCACATCAGCTGTCTCATACCTGCACCCTTCGTCCCAGTACTGCACAGATCCGTCAGGGTTGATGAGCAGGTTGTCGTACTCGCCCATGATAATGTTGGTGTTGCCGTTTATCGTGATCCTCGGATTGACCACATGACCGTGTATGCGGATCTTCACATAGTCGGACTCCATGTCTGTGTTGGAATACAAAAGACCGGATATCACTCCGGTCTCTGTACAGATCTTCTGTCCGAGGTAGTTCGATATGGTGTTGTTGAACCGCTCCGCCGCCTCGCAGTCATACACGATGCGGAAGTCTGCGTGGCAGGAGTAGTATCCCTGCAGGTCGTCCTGATGATGGCACAGTGCCATGTCTTCCGTCAGGCCGTTGCATTCACAGCAAATACAGCCTGCATCCTTCACGTCTCCGCAGGTGGTACAACAGTCACAGTTGTCGATGTCCTTGTACCCGTAGCATGTCATGAAGTCGCACACGTCCCACGGATGCAGGAAGGTCTTCTTCGGATCTGCCTTGTGCCATATCCCTTCCGGAAGATACACCTCCACGTCATATTCGATTGTGCCTTTCTTTACGTCCTGGACTTCGCCGAATGAATGAAGTTCCGCCCATGCCCACAGCAGCTTGTTGTTGGATACCGCCCACAGCCTGCCGATCTGGGCAAGCTGTGAACGTACAAAGTCTGCGTAGAATGGTCTGCCTTCGCAGGGCAGCTTCTTCATATTAAGTGTGATGGTCATGGAGAAGTCACTTGCCTCAGCCAGAAGCCATCGGCTCCGGTGAGGCACATAACTTCCATGCCGGAATGTATACGGTGTGTCCCTGCGTTTGAATGATATCGTCAGGTCGTCTGCCGATATCATGTCCACATGGTCGAACACCAGATCATTGAATTGTACATACCGTTTTTCGTATCTCATAAGCTTCCCACATATCTGTAAGCTTTACGCTGTGAGTAGTCCTGCCCGCTGTTGCCATAGAAGTTGTTGATGACCTGGGCGTGATTGTCGCGGTTGTATGTATTGCCATGCATCATCGGGTTGGAAATCCGTGCCATCAGCGCATCGAACGCTCCGCCGATATCCATCTTGTTGACGCGGTCCATGAACCGGCTGCCGAACAGACCGACTGCTGACCGCCTCATGACATACTCGCCAGGAGTGAGCCATGCCGCCACAGTGTCTGTCCCTCTGCCAATACCGGGGAAACCGCCACCTGCAAGGTAATCTACAGGGCCTCCCTTGGCGAACGTCCCATTCATAAACCCTGACAGTGCCCCACCTACGAAACCGCCGCCACTCATCGCAACTCTGATATGAACAGTCTTATCTTGAAGGCTGCTAATTGCCCTTGCGAGAGCCTGGACAGAAGAGGCCGCAAATCGTGCCGTGGCGGAGACTTGAGTGAACGAATCGGCTAATGATCCCATATTTCCAGTCTGGCCTTGTGCGGCTCCGCCTGCCTGCTGAATACTCGTCCTAGCCATATCTGCACCTGTAGAGGCCTGTTCAGACGCTTTTGCGACTTGCTTCGATGCTTGTGCATACTCTTCTACCGGCTTTGCGGCTTCCTCGGCTCCATCCCCAATATCTACCAACATCTGGCCCATGTCTGTGCCCTCAATGATTGCCTTCCATGACTCCAGATTGCCGCCGACTTCAGAGAGAAGTTGAAGTTGTGCATAACTTTCTTCGCTAAGAAGGCTGCCCTGTGCGGCGTTTCTGTTCCCAAACAAACTCTTGCTCTCTCCTGTAATCCATTCGAGGGCGCCGCCTTCTTCAAACAGATTGCCCAATTCAATCAGGGAGTCCAGATCATTTCTGTCAACTAGGGTTGTTGCGAACTGCGACACAGCACTCCGCGTAAGTTCTGGGAGTTCCATCTCTTCGAGTTCGCTTATAATAGACTGCATGGCCCTGTTCGCTTCTCCGTATTTGTCAAGGTTTCCGCTGATGTTCCCCATAGTCTTCCCAAGGGTTGACTCGGACGCTTCGCTTACTTCCTTGAAAAGATCCTGTTGTGCAATGAGCGCCTCTTCGGCAGCATTTTTTAGGTCTGTATATTTTTGGGTGAGCGTATCTATTGGGTCTTCTGCACCTCCGGCGCCATCAACAAGAGCCTTTATCTGATCTATTAATCCGCTCCATGATATATTTCTGGCTTCTACTTCTGTGTTGTACATCGCGCCCTGGATTAATTTGAGGTCCTCTTGCGTGCCATTCACAACTTTGGTAATATCGATTAGCCCTTCCTGCAGCCCAGATATATTTTTCTTTGAATTTTCAATAATGACTTCCTGTTCCTGTATCTGTCTTCCCGTTTCCTCTGCGTCAAATTCGTTTTGGAATCTTTGCTGTCTGGAGAGCCTTTCCTGCTCTTGCGATGCGTGCCTTAGTGTAGTAAATTCCTGGCCGAGATCGCGGAGTATTTTCTGTCTGTTTAGCGATGCATCCAGATATTCGGCGTATGTGTCACGGTATGCCTGCCTAGCGGCGTCTGCCTCTGCCATTTTCTTAACATATTCAATATATGCATCGCCCTGCTCTTTTAAGGCGTCTACATTGGCAAGCCTTCCGTTTGTATCTAATTCAAGTATCGATGCGAGTTCCGGTGCCAACTCCTTCATCTTTTCGATGTTGGCATACTGTTGCTCGTACAGCTTCTCGTAGTATTCAGACCCCTGTTTAAGCTTCCCTATTTTCTCATCCGTCTCCAGAATTGTATCTAAAAGCTCGGAAGCTTCTTTGGCATTGGATCTGATGCGGTCAACCTCATCGCCGTAGTTTGTCTGAGTGGTTTCGTATTCCTGCTTGATTTTATCCGTTTCTTCAAGCGTCTGCTGAATTTTTGCATTGACTTCATCAAGACCATTTTCTTCGAGAACACTTTCAACTAACTGGTCGTACTGCTGTTTTACGGAATACGCCATGGTGGCGATTGTGCTTATCGTCCCAAGCGCCAAAGCCAACGCCGGGTGGTTCGCAATAATCCATGTAAGCTGCCCAAGCACTCCATTCGCTTCGGAAAACTTTCCTGCCGAAAGCGCTCCGGAAATGTTTTTCAAGGCCCCACCAATAGATGACAGCACAGATGCAAGCGGTCTGCCCCAAACAAGGCCGAATGCCATGAGATCGCCAAGCAATCCGTCCGGTATAAGCCCGAGCAGGAATGATACGGCATCCGCCATGGCCCAGATCTGGTCTGAGATCTTTTCCATCAGACCCGGCATGTCAAATCCTTTCATCCGCTCGAACACGCCGAGTACAACACCGACGCCTCCCTGCGCAGCTTTCATAAGTGTAGCCATTGGCCCCGCCCATGTTGTTGCAAACGCAGTGAAGTCTTCAAGGAACCCGGGAGGCATGCTGTCGAATATTCTGCCAATGCCGTCTGCCAGACCGCTGATGTTTGTGACAAGATTCTCTACAAACCGGCCGCCATCAATGCCCGCTACTCGGTCGATAAGCCCGCCAACAGCGTCGCCTATGGTCTGAATATTTTGCGGATTTTCTTTTATATATGCTCCGGCTTCTTTAGACACAGTATCAATGCCGTCGCGGACATTTTTCATGAACCCTGTAATGCCCTGACCGTATATATCATCCAACACAGAATTTATGTTTTCTAATATATTCTGCCCGCCTCGCTTAATTGCGTTATTGATATTTGATCTCCAGGCCTCGATTGTTCCTTTGTATATTCCTATCGCTTTATCAAGCCCAGGGTTTTCTGCCAGTCTTGTAATGGCGTCTATGAAATCCTCGGTGGCAATGGTGCCGTTCGCAAGATCTGCTGCTACTGTTTTAAGGTCCGCCGTGGGATCAAGATCCAATTCCTGCTTGAGGAATTTGAGCGATACGCCCATGCCGTTAAACAGGGACAGCCACTGTCTGGACTGCCCCAGTTTTCCGGTGGCAAGAAGACGGTCAATCTGTGTGTAAGCAGTGGTCTTCATCTGCTCGGAGGCGCCGCCTGCAGTGATGGCTTTCTGGATACCGATGGTGAACTGAGTCGCTCGATCAATGTCTCCCAAATACATCTGATATTTACGGAGCCTGAACGCGGCCTCGTCAAGGCCAATAGGGATGCCTCGGATGCTCATATCGACAGCGTTCAACGATGCTTCAGCTGTTGCCTGGTCAACGCCTGCCAGTTCCATATATGGGACGAACGTATTCATGATATCGTAGCGCTGAAGGATGCCGCTAACCTGACCCGTGACGGCCTTGGTCGCCATGGCGGTAAGATATCTTTTTGCCGTACCGAGCGTGTCAAAGCTGAACATATCAGACATGGCGCCGAACGAGTCAGCAAAAAGGCCTCCAAAATCGCCCAAGCCAGAGAAAATAGAACTCAATCCACTTGCCACTGCTGCGGCGGTATCCAAACCAGACGCAAGCTGTTCGGTCTTTGAAATCGCCTCATCCAGACCAGAGTAGTCTACATCGGGGCGGACTTCTTTGCTGTTGATCTCGTCGAACTTATTGATAAGCTCGTCCATCCGTCCGCCAAGACCTTCTATTATGGCATCCGCATTATTTCTGTTGCCCTGGCTCAAAAACGTAGCAATGCTGCTAAGTTCCTTCCTGAGCTCGTTGAGCGCTCTTGTGGCAGACGCAGTATTAACTTTAACGTTAACAGGTGTACTGTTAATCGTCTTGATGTCATCGCGAATATCTCTAAGGAGAGAAACCGTCTCCTGCAGATTCTTTGCAATTACGTCTATTTGAATATTGTGGTCAGCCATCTTCTTCCTCTATCATCTCGTCAACGCCGATAAACTGCACGATGTACCTCGGCGGTCTCTCGTCTTTGTAGTTCTTTGAGTTTCTTGCTACCCAACCAAGATATGCCTCATTGGCGGCTTCATTGGCGTACTGTCCATATGCGACAAGAAGCTCCGGTATCCCCCATGTATCAAGTATCTCGCTTGGGCGGATATGCAGGAGCTTCCCAACATAATGGGCCATGTTTGTGTATAGGTTGAATCCGGCGAAGTAATTTTCTACCCGTTCTTGGACGGTTCCATTTCCTTCCCGGATAAGAATGCGAAAAAACTGTCTGACGCTTTCAAAAGATCTGGGTACGAAAGCATAATCTGATGAAACGCATTCAGCGCACTGTTCGGTTCTATAAAGTCAGCAATGCGCTCATCAACCCCAACGACGGTTGCCACGAGATGATACAACTGATCGAGCACAGTGCCTTCATACTGCACGACAACTTCCATCATTTCCTCGTTGGTAAGATCCTGAAGCTTGCCGTCTTCACCCAGTTTATAAAACAAGGGCTGAAGTGCCGTCATCAGCCTCTGCACGGTAACAGCTCGTCTCGGAGAAAGCCATACATCCTTATATTCAACTACCTTCTCCTTGTACCCACCGTTCTCAGGGACAATAAAAGTCAGCTTGAAGTCGTGCTTGTTGATCTCGGTCTTGTTGGCGTCACCGACTACCGCAAGGTCTCCGTCTTTCATAACCGGGAACGGCGTGGTGTCTTCCATTGCCTTTTCCCGTGCTTCCTTCAACTGGATGATCTTATCCTCTGTGAATATCTCTGCCATTTTCTCTCCTCTTCCTTTCCATATGAGAGGAGAGGGGGCCGAAGCCCCCTCCCTCGTTATAACCTATTAACCCAGGATCCGGCGTCTCCGCACGAATACGTTGTCATCATCCCTCTGGATTGTGATCGAGAACGAGAACGCAGTCTCGTTATTGTTGTTGATCGTGAACGGGAAGGATGTGATCAAGACATTATCGAAGATGTACACATAGCGGACACCGTCGGATGTCTCGACCGGATAGCTCATGCGGGCGCGGACATCACCGATGTTCTCGGCAGTCATGACTTCCTCTTCGATCTCCACTGTTCTCGGATAGGACACCAGAACCTCAGCACCGATCGCGACACTGTTGAAGAACAGGTCGGTCGTGCCGTCTGCGTTCTTGATGACCTGGAACTGGTCCTCTTTCAGATCTACCAGTGTAGGCACGGACAGCTGTTTGAAGAAGGAGTCCGTAGTATTGCACTCCTCGGTCTTCTGGACAGTGGTGTAACCGCACTCATCCTGGAACAGATCGGACAGCGTGACTTTGCCGTAGCCGGTTGCATCAGCGATCTCTTTCTTCACTGTGATGATTTCGAAGCCCTCAGACTCTGTGCCTTTGCCGATCATTGGATTCAGCTTCCAGTAGTTCGGAGTGACGCTCGTACCGTCAATCGTGAAGCTGAACGAGTCAACGCTGTCGTCATAGCCTGCATTCAGGCAGGTCGTTGCAACCGCAGCCACATCGAAGGAACCGCCGACAGACGTCAGGCATCCTACCTTAACGACGTCGTTCGTCTCAAAGTCCTCAATCGTGTCATAGATAGCGATGGAGGAATAGCCCACCACCTTATCCGCAGACAGTTCGATGTAGGACACAGGACCCGGCGTCCAACCATTACCGACTTCGGCAGTCGGTGTTTTCGCCAGATCGATGACAATCGGGACATACCCGTCATCCGTCACCTCGGCAGCTGTGATCGTGCGTGTATAAGTATCAGCGTTCGTCATTGCCTTCACATCGCTGATCTTGAATGTCAGCGTGATCGGGAATGTGACACCAGTGCCGGGATACACATAGAACGCTACAGCGCCTGCCGCATAATCCGTAGCATCATACTGTGCTTTGAAGATAACAGCATCGTTTGCCGCTCCCATCATCAGCGTTCCGGTATTGACACAGCCTTTGCGGTTGCACTCGAAGCGGTTCTGCGGTTTCCGCAGGCCGTTGTATGTGACCGTAGCTCCCTCGCTCAGTTCGGCATAGTATCTCGTGTTGATCTTGCGGCAGTCCTGCAGATTGCGATGCAGGGCAAACGAGACCTCCACGTTTTTGGAGAGCTTATCGATACCGACCTTTTTGATCAGTTCCTCCATATTGCATCTTGCCATGTTGTAGCCTCCTTATTCGTTGCTCAGAACGCGCTCCGCAGCCGCTTTGGCTTTGGCTTTGTTCGTCATCTTGTTGATTGCTTTCAGTTTCCGTGCTTTGAATTTCTGCACGTCAACCTTCTTCTCTTCTTTTTTTGTTTCTGCCATGGTTTTCTCCTTTATAGACTTTTGATGTATGACAGCAAGTCTCTGTATGCCAATGTTGCGAAACGTGAGCCTTTATACCCACGAGCACTGTGTGCGTAAATAGGTCCGGGCCACTTGGGCGACTCTTTGAATTTCAACATGCTCACATTTCTTTTCTTCCATGTCTTTCTGACGCGGGGAACGGATGGACCGTGGCCTTCGTTGACGAAGCCTGCGTATGCTGTGTGTACACGGATATGTACAGAATTGCCGCCTGCAGAGCCTTGGACAGACAGAAGCATGTTGCCAGTGTCCACGTTTCCACAGTCCATAATGGCATTCTGCATGCTCCGTATACCGTGCTCCCTTATATCTTCTGGCAGTTGCTCAAGCCATGTAATTGTCGAGTCTATGCTCGCCATACCCCAAACACCTTCTTTGTTTTTCCGTCAGCCGCTTTGTACGTTTCCGCAAGCAGGTACTTTGCGTCCTCATCCGACACTTCAGCCGGGATGCCGACACGGAAGGTCATATGCCTTCCGCTCGGCAGGTAGTACGACTTATGTGTCCTCATCTGGGCGTGGGTGGTCCTGCCGTGGCATGGGCGGCATCCTCGCTGCGTCTCTTCTACGATTCCGTTGAACCTTAACCTCATACGACAAACCCCCAGACATCGTGGCTGTACTTCAGGAGGCTCATCATGCCAAGCTGATTCTTGTACTGTTCGACAAGCATCTTGGCAAAGTCCGTTTCAAGGAACACGCTCACCACATCGCCAGATTTATAAGTGATCTGCTGCGTGGTGATGTTCCCGTCCTGGTCATAGGTGACCGTGTCACCGCTGTCACAGCCGCATCCGCCACAGTCGCATGAGTTTTTGTTGTGGATCACTTCGAGAAGGTTGCAGAACGCAGGGAGCAGGCATTCCGGCAGTCGGTCATATCCGGCATCGTATGTAACCAGAAGCTTGTACTCCGTTGGGCATCCGCATTCGGTGCCGCATGTGCAGGCACACTTCGGAAGCTGCGTGTCCACGAGGAAGCTGCCATCGTACTTCATGTCACGCTCGTCAAACCCGATATAGCGGTAGTTCGGAAGGGAGATGCGCTCCTCTTCCAGACCCTTCCGCTTGATCAGTGTGAACGTGAAGGTGTCAGCGTCAAACGGCGCGTAGTACGGAGAAAACTCAAAGGGGCAGTCCATGCACGAAGGGAGGTCAATGACCTCCCTTCTTTCACCAATCTCAAAGGTTTCACACGGGTGTAAGGCCCATCCGGTAGCCAGGGACACAACGTTTATCATGTCCGTGACGTCCCTGTCTGTTGCCTCGTTTACGCATTCGCAGAACTGCATCAGCTGATCATAGATCGAACCGCACAGCCCCGCCCGCGCAATGTCAGCCATATCAGACTCTCGGGATCAGTGTCTGCGGTGTTACCAGACCCTCGAGATCGCCAATGACAGTCGCGCAGGCACCGGAGAACGGGACGTCAACGATCCGGGCAAGCTTGTTGGCATTGTTGCCGAGGGCAGTACCGAAGTTGTAGTAATATGTGCATTCCTCACCGCATCCCTGTGCCGGAGTCTTGTTGAAGTCACCGGAGTAGCGGATGTAGTCTTCAGCAGGCATCAGATCCGTGCCGAGGTACAGACCGACAGAGGAGGATGCCAGGACCCAGATCTCACCGACCTGATCTTCGACATCGACCGGAACCAGTTTGTCCTCCAGGAATGCCATGCCGTGGAAGGAGACCGTGTCGCCGTTGCGAGTCCAACCTTCGGGATAGCGACCGTACTGATCCGGCTGAATGGCTGCCAGGACACCCTGATAGGTGACCGGGTTCAGAGCCAGTCTGATACCGGAAGCATCAAAGCCCATGATGGACAGACGGCACCACAGCGAGTCAAATGCCTGCAGGATGTTCGTGCCGTCAAGCGTAGCGATAGCCGGATTCTCCATGACCTGCATCAGGCCGTGGAACGGTTTCAGGATGTTGGTGTAGGTGTTGTCCAGACCAAGGACCGCCGTATGAGCGGTGAAGAAGGCCATGGACAGGCGGGCGACCCGTTTCTTCAGATCGTTCAGCGTGTCGCTCTTAGATGCCAGTCCGGCAATGTTGGAACCGAAGTTCACGTTCATGCCGACCAGTTCATCCATGATGGAGTCGCAGTCTTTCAGGCACAGCAGGTTGAGCGGTACGTTGCCCTCGCATTTTGCGAAGTCAAACGGCTGCCAACAGCATTCCTGTGTATCAGATGCTTCCGGCACCAGGGACCAGATCTCTCTCGGGACTTCGATGACCCATTTGCCATCTCCGTTCTTGTGGACGATGCAGGAACCCTGATCGTCAATGGCAGAGCGGACACGTCTGGTCAGCTCCGTGCCGAGCAACCATGTAACAAGCGGGAACTTGTTCTGGATCTCGGTCTTCGGATCGATGCCGATGCCTGTGCAGTCAGCCATCTCCGGCAGGTTGGTCGCAAGCATGGTCTTATCCACAGCGACCCTGTTCAACATTTCGAGGCTCATGTTAGGGATATTCATGTCGTTATTCTCCTATTCCGTCTGTGTAGACTTTTTTATGCTCTGCGGCCTGCTCCACCTTCGGTGTAGACGTAAGGCTGACAGAGAGTTTCTTGAACTTATTGACGAACTCGGCTTCCTCGGCTTTCTTGGCAGCAAGCTGCTCCTTCAGGTCTGCGTTCTCTTCACGCAGGGCCTTGATCTCATCAGCAAGCTTCTCCATGACAGCCATGAAGCTCTCGGCGTCAGCGTCCTCCTCTTCGGAAGACTCGTCTTCTGTGCTCTCCTCTTCGGTTTCCCCCGCGGTCTCTTCCTCCACAGTCTCATCGACCGTTTCGTCCACAGTCTCTTCGACTGTCTCTTCTACCTGCTCGGGTTCCTCCACAGAGGCTTCGACTTTCTCTTCTGCCTTCTCGGCATCAGACAGAGCCTGATCCATCAGTTTTGTAATGTCTGCGATGTTGCTTCCGCCTTCTTTGGACAGAAGTTTCGCGATATCGCTCATCTGCAAATCGGTACCTCCTTTCAGATGAACTCCCATGGAGTTAACGTCCCCGGCATCACCGACTATTGCGTAGTCGTAAATAAAAAGGCGGTCCACAATGGGAACGCCGAACGGGTTTAACTCCTGGTTGTCTGTAAGATCGTAGTTTACATTCAGTGACATCTCCACGGAGAGGCCGACATCGAATTCAGCCTGCTCAAGCGCTTTGATGATCGGATGCTCATGGTTGAGCGGAAGGTTGGTCTCCAGTCTCTGGCGACCGTCCTCGATGTCAACCACACGCATGTTTGCTTTTGTCCATCGACCGACTACGCGGTCCGGGAACGTGGCAAGGTCGGTATGCCCGACATTGATCGAGCCTTCGTAGTCTACGGCAAGCTCGTCAAAGTACCTGCTCAGTGTCCCGCGCATGATGTAAAAATAAGGAGTGCCGTCACCATAGGTGATCATGCCCTCCTGCAACAGCGGGTACCACTGTCCGCTGTCCTGTACGCCCAGTGTCATCGCCGAGTCGTACTGTTCCTTCATGCGTTTGCGATGGACGTTGCTCTTGTCTCTTATATCAATGATATTCATTCGTCCACCACCTCGATTCCTGGGAATGTGACATTCAGCTTGCCGCCGGAGCAGGCACAGCCTTTCTTCGTGGTGTATGGGATACCGCTCGCGTCAAGCGCAGCAAGGATCTGTGGAGTGGACCTGATGGTTACCTTCCAGTCTTTCAGGGCCTGAAGGTACAGTTCATCGTCCGCATACTTTTCGTACCAGTAGCCGGGCTCGAGTCTGACGAACTCGACCTTAGTCTGCGTCTTTTGCGGATTTGCCCACCTTACCAGTGTCAGCCTTTGGCTTACGCTTATAAGATCGTTTAGGCGGTACCTCATGTTTCACCTCCTCGACGCGTTCCGGCTCTATGAACTCTTTCGGCCCGCGCAGGAACTTATAGAGTTCTTTGAAATCCTTAAAATGCATTGTCATAAATTGCCCCCTGCCTGTATCGGAACATGTGCTCGCATTTTATGCGCGTGTCTGTGTAAATAGGAATGCCCGCTTTCTTGCATGCTGCACAGAAGTATAGATCTTCCGAGAGCCTTCCGTGTTTGTCTGCGTAATTGACCCAGAGGTACCACGGATATTTCAGTCTGCGGAACACGTCTGTCTTTATCAGAGCGCATCCCATGCCGCCGCCATGTATCTCGATCTTGTGGAATGCTTCCGTCCGAAGGTCATTCCATGTGTACAGAGACTCTGCCGGGAAGTTGAAATACGGAACCCCCATGCTGTCGTACAGCTTGCAGATACATGTCTGGCCCTTGTATGTGTCACCTTTTCGATGTGCGTAGGGGCCGAGACATACATCCTTTGGCTCCTCAAGCATCATAACCAGTGTGTCTTTCGGCATCACCACGTCATTGTCAACCATGAGTACATAGTCGGCACCAATGTCCAGAGACATCTGTGCGATCATGTTTCTGGCTGTAGCGCAGTCATATCCTCGCACATACTCGAAAGGACAGTCATGCCCGCCCTTGTCAAGGTCATAGATGCTCTTGAAGGTGTCGGGGTATATGTTTTCATATGTTGGTACTGCTATCAGGATCTTCATGCAATACTTCTTCCCATGTCATATCTCTGTAATGCTTCAGATACTCACGCCTGCACACCTTGGGATTAGTCTCCCATTCTTTATATCCGGCAAAATGGATGATTGCAGGAGAATCGGTGTATCCCGTTACAATGCATTCATTGTAGCGCACAGGCAGTGTGACATCCTTGCCTATCCCGAACCTGTTCCACGCGTCCTGATCAATGTATTTGGCTCTGGTCTTGTTCAGGAACTTGATCAGCCTGTCATCAGCCTTGTCATCCCTGATCTTATCAAGGTTGAACATTGCGACACCGATGTTGTAATACTTCGGGCCGTATGGCTTGTAAGAGCTGTAGTCTTCCAAAACTGCCGCGAACCATGCATTGTCAAGATCTGTGTCCCACAGCGTGTCGATGTTATCTACCACTACTGTGTCCACGTCAAGCTGTAAGATCCTGTCCAGGTCCGGGAATAACTTTGTGTAACAGACTCTCAAAAGAGACATATAAGTGAAATGTGTCTGGAAGTTTATCCCGCTTTTGGGAAAGAACTTCTGTCCGCTTACATTTATCGTCTCTATCTGAGGCGGCAGCCACTCTGGAAACTCGTCATCTTCGATCAGGAAGTATATTTTCTCAACACTGCTGTTGCGTAGCAGGGATTTTGCCGCTGTTACCATGCTTGGATACAGATTTCGTGTTCCAGAATAGACCGCCGCTTTCACGAGTCAGCCCTCCTATCAGGTCTCCCCCGTTTCACCAGTCTCGCCCGTTTCACCAGTCTCGCCGCAGAAGTCGTCAACCGGATCGGAAACAGTCGTGGTGGACGGTGTGAATGTAGCCATCACGATCGCGTGGAACGGAATGTAGATCTCTACACCGTTGGCGTCACGGACATGAACGTCATGGCGCTGCAGGATCTGGGACTTTGCAGCAGAACCGCCTGCATAAGTAGCGGTGTCTTCAAACTCGACAGTTGTGTCGCTACCATAAACAGTGATCTCAGTAGCAGTTAGATACTTAGTCATCGTGTTTCTCCTTTCTTATATAGGTAATTTCCTTTCAGGTACGGACGGTCCGCCTGAAGGGAATTCTTTCTTGAGGATCTTTAGGATCACCTTCATGCTTTCCTTGTCCAGTTTATCTGTGAAGTCAGAGACAAACTCGTCATCACTGACGGTCACAACTTGGTTAAATTTGAGGACCTTGTCATCACGGACGAACTCGTATGCCCGCACCTGCTTGGTGCCGACATTCCCGTTCTTGATGCCCTTGATGGCCCGCCACCCCTCGTCCGGTTGTGCGATCACGACCTGGAGCCTGTCGCCCGCCATTCTGAAGCGGTTGTCATAGAACCAGTCCATGTTGACGGCAGCCGAGTGGTAACGGCTCCGTGCGATACTCCCGTCAGGGTTAGTTTTCCTTAATCCCACATCCACATGGTTTCTCAGGTACTCCTGACCAAGATCCCTCTGGTCCTCGAAGGACACGATAGGTGTCCCCTTTACATTGGTGATTACTTCTGCCATTTCCTTCTCCTCCTTAGTTGGCGGGCTTCATCTCGCCCTTTGCGTTGTAAAGTGTCTGACGCAGGTATGCGACAAACTCATCGATGATATCCTGGACATTGTTGTTCTCCGAAGCCTTGTTCGCATACGACAGCTTCTGGATGGTCTGTGCCAGTTTCTCACGGATATCATTCTCATCCTGCACCTGCTCAAGGTCGTACTTGTCGAAGTAGATCTTATTAACACCGAGCAGGTTGGCGATCATCTTGGAGAACTGCACTGCGTAGTTCTCACGCATGGGTATGATGGTATTCAGCATGGCGTTGTCGATGATCTTCTCAACGGAGACATTGCCGTGCAGTTTGCCGACCTCAAGCAATGTCGGGCTCATGCCGAGTACCTGTGCTACTATGACCGTGTCATTGGCGGCCCACTCAAAGAACTCCGTTGCCTTGGTGACCCTCGGCAGGTGTTCGATGTCCTTATCAAAGGCGTTACTGAGCAGCACCACCGAATCGGAAGAAGACTCCTTGACGGCTTCCGCCACTCTGCGGACTTCCTTCTTGGCGAGTTCGTTCCGTTTCTCCTGTGCACCCATGGAGTTATTGACGATCTGGCTTGTGGAGATATCATTGCCGTCCGAGGACATGAATCCGTCCTTAGGCCGGAGAATGATACGTCCCGGGCCGTCATAGGTGATGTCGTAGTTCAGACGGTCATACACCGAGGACAGAAGGTCGAGCCTCTGTCGGTCTCTGGTGAACGGCGAGTACCCATGCAGATAGCCCGGGTTGTTTCGGATGTTCTCGAACTCGCTGCCGTCAAGCAGGATCATGTCACGCTTGTTGAAGTACTCCTGGATATCGGAGTAGCTCTCGATCTTGTCCCACTCGTCCTTGTCGATATCGCCCTCGATCTTCTTGCCGTCTTTACGCACGAAGTAGGCAACGATCTCCTGTATGCCGTCCTGGCGGTCAAGGATGATGCCGTACGTCCCCTTCTCATAGGTATAGAGGCAGTTCTCATGCAGGCGCAGGCCGCACTCGCCGCGGGAGGCAGCCTGACGGATAGACTCCTTTAACACCTCGTAGTTGACGGCGCCGCGTTTGTTCTTCACCTCAAACAGCCACGGGTCAAGGACGGTCTCATCCGTGTTCTCGTCTCCGGTCGTCAGGCCGTTCGAGAACATATAGTTGATCATGCGGTCAAGGACATAGTCCACGCCGGGAAGGGTAGCGAGCATCTCCTCGACATCGGCATCCGTCATCTCATAGTCCGTATTAGGGCCCAGGCCCTGACCAAGGTCGCCGCACACCGTCTGGCAGTTCAGCATGTCCATCAGGACTTCCTGCTGTCTGGCTTCCGCCACAGAGTCGTAGCGCTTCCGTTTCTGCCTGTATTTTCTGTTCGCTCTAAAATTCTTCTTTGCCATAGGTTACTCCGTTATATACACAGCCTCGTTCAGGCTGTACATCACCAGTGCATGCAGTGACAACAGCAACGAGTCGAAAGCATCCGGTGAATGCCCTATCGCATTCTTGATCTCTATCTTTGGTCTGACCGCTATCTTCCCGGAGGCTCTGCGGTCGCAGGTAACGAACGGAAGGACTTCCTTCACCTTGTCGTACGCCTGCTGTGTGAACACCACGCCTCCGGTCTCTATCAGGTCCTGCAGGTCGAGGTGCATCTCCGAGCGCATGTTGGCAGCGTTGGTGGCGGCATACTGCTTGGCCTTCACCCGTTCCTTGGTAGGCCCGGCGCCGAAGTTGATGCCGAGCACGTTGACGCCGAGCTTGGCAAGGGCCTCTATCAGCCAGACGCCGTAGCCCTGGTCAACACAGCAGAAGGAGCACTGGTCACGGTGATAGATCCGCGCAATGTCCTCTGCGATCTCATCACCCGTGACGCCGTCCACCCAGTCGGGCTTTTGTATCTCCGTGGTGAAGTCCACCTCTGCGGTATCGCCGATGGAAGACTCCGTGACATATATCTTGTCCTTGCCCTTGTAGGCAGCATCCACGCCGAGGAAGCGGTAGGTGTTATGTTTCGGTTCCGGTATCACCTTGGGCGTATCGAACATGGACTGCCCGGACTGCGGCAGTTCGCACAGCCAGTACCGGATGCAGGTATCCATCTTCTTGGCGAAGTCGGTCTGCAGGATGTGCTCCGGCGTCCACCGTCCTTCCTGGGCGGCGGTTAAAGCATCACACCATACGATCAGCGTCCCCTTGGGCGGGTTGGGATCTGTCAGCGCATCGTAAAACGGCCCGGGCTGATGCGGGTTCGATATCATGACGAGGAGCTGTTTAGTCCCATCCACGGACGATAGTTCACGCCTGCCTACTTCGGCTAAGGCCTGCTCTGATACATTGGCGGCCTCGTCAATGATGTAACCAGTACCACGGCCTACGGCCTTGTTGTGAGCCAGATCCCCGAAGGTATCACCAAGAGTGATCGCTTCGATGTACCCGCCACGGGCGTATGAAATGCGTCCCTTACTCAGTGATGAGTCGAGACGGTCTATCTTTTTCATGGTCTCGCCAAGGATGGCATCCTTGATGTCCGGCGAGGCCCCGCGTATCGCCTGACGTGTGTACGTCATGATGATATCGGTAGTAGCGGTGTTGGCGGCGGCTACAGACAGCTTCTGACCGTTATAGGCCATCAGTGCCGCGCAGTGCCCAAGCAGCCATGACTTGCCATACTGTGAACAGGTGACAGCCACGACCGTGTCATAATCAGGAGAGAACATGCCGCCTGCAAGGACTGCCTGCGTGTAATATGTCTTCACGCCAAAAGCGGCGAACAGTTCCTTGGCACCCAACTTTGCCAACCTGTCCGCCTCTTCGGTATCCACATTGAGTCTTTTATAATGAAGAGGGACGTTCCCCATCATAGGAAAACGTCCAAGCTTAAACACGCCTCGGTTTTCGTCAGAGTCCTTCAGCAGCTCTTCAAGCCGCCTCATGCTTCCTCCAGAACGGGTTCACGCATCCACTCCTCAAAGTCTTCGCCCTTCACCAGATACTTCATGGGTTTCCCGGCCATGAAGCCGACCACGCGTCCCTTCTGTCCGGTGAAGACGTTGACAACGATATCATCCGGTTCAAACTTTCTTTCCATTCCTCTCCTCCCTCCTGGCTACTCGTCCATCAGTTCCGCCTCAAGCAGTCTCTTCCTTTCTTCATAAGTAAGGTTGACATCGCCTGTGACGGTGCTCCTGACCACGTCCGTGTAGTCGCCGGACATGCGGTTGAGCATATCGGTGGCGCGAAGACGGTTGTCGGTCTTCTCTTCATCGTTCAGAGCAATCTCCGTCAGCATGGCCTGTCTCTGCTTGCGGTCAAGGATAGCCCCCTTCTCCGCCATGGCAGACAGCCTGGCTATCTCCTTCTGGATAAGAGGCGACACCGGGAACTCCTTCTCCAGACGTATAGCGGATCTGCATGCGTCCGTAGGACTGTACCCGGCATCGATGTATGCCTCACGCCGAGACTTGCCACTGGCCCTCTCCCTGCAGTATTTCTTCTGTCTTTCCGTCAGCTTCGGTTTCTTCTTCGGCTCCATCTCCAAAAACCTCAAACACCGGGTAAAAATTTTTCCGGTTTCCAAATTCACATAATCAGTTACAAGAAACTAACTCCAGTTCAAATAAAAAAGGGCTGAGGGTACATCCCTCGCCCAACGGCTTCGTTCTGTCGGCCTTTCGCTGCGGCCCTCCGGCCTGCGCTTTGTTTCCCTCGGCTTGCTGCGCTCGCCTCGGCTCCGCCTCATTTAGAACTTTTACCGATATCAATTTAACACACATAGGTGGTTCCATAATCCTAAAATTTCAAAAATTTCTTTTCAGCCATGTTCTTCGCTTGCCACAGTCCTCCCTCTGGGTCCGTTTTCTGGTTTGTCTGTGACAGAATTAACACTTTAGTGCGGTGAAGCAAGCTCTAAATCCTGGGATTTCAGAGATGGGAGTCCGTTAATCTCCGAGTATTCCGACTGAAGCACTCGGAAAAAAGGACCCGAGGCGAACAGGCGTTCGTTGTGCAACATGCCGGTGACATAAGTAGTAAGGCGTCTCTCACTGGCGTGTAGGGTACCCACTCACAAAAGCCACATGGCCACAGGAGGCCCAAAACGCCTCAAATAAACGTTTCCGGTCCTTAGGCGATAAAGTTATAGGCTTATGGTTCTGGAAACGTTTTCTTGACGTTTTCCGCTTAAACAAAGGGCTAGCGGGCCCTGTCAGATTGCACAGTCTGAGCGCCTCCCGTATTCACCTACTCACCTACTATGCGTATAGGCGTTTCATGGGCCCCGGGCCGGTCTCCTTCCATCTTATGGGAAAAACTCATGCTTGACGGGGGTACCCGTCTCATGATACCATACTGGTGACGGGGGTACCCGGTACCCTCTGAATTATGTAACCCGATAACAATCGCGACAGTATCCCGGGAGGGAAACCTGTTTGACAACAGCATAAAGGGGTGGCGCCTACCTGAGCGAGCGGACCGTTGGATTCACGGGAACGCGACGACCTCGGAGCGAGACGACCGGACCTGTCAAAGCGGGCCGGGAGCGGATAAAGCGACTACGTGATGAACACGTTCACGTCTGGACAGCCTCGGGAGGGATCCCGACGGCGCCGGGGATCATGGCCCCGGGTGAGCGCTCCCGGCAATGGGGCCGGGGATCACAGAACAGGAGGAAAAGAAAAATGATCGATACAAGAGAAATCAAACAGATACTTGCCCAGAAACTGAAGGAGGAAGGCACCTACTTCACACCGGCGGACATCTCAGTGAGGAAGACCGGCGTTGACCGCTTCCGAGTAGTAATCAAGGACTATGAACACATCCCCTTCTCAATCACTACAGAGACAGACGACTACTTCGGAAACATCGTTTATGTAACCGAGGGATTCGACGGCACGACGGTGGCATACGTCGACAGCAAAAAAGGTTTCGACTTCCGGACCGCTGTTATCTACCTCGGTTACTACATCGGCACAAGATTTTGACGCCGTGACGGTCCCCGGGGCAAAAGCCCCGGGCCGGGGCTCGACTCCCCGGCCGGTATTTCCTAAAGGAAACCACGCACACACAAAAACAGGAGGGAAAAAACAATGGCATACAAAAAAGAGACATTGAAAAAGATGCTTGAAATCATGGGAGACACATCCCGGAAATATGGAAGAATGGAGCCCGACCAGATCAGGGAGTGCATCTCCTCTGGCAATAGGAAGATCGGTCGAGTGATGAACGTGTCACTGCCTCCGGTCCTGTCCTGTGGTCAATGCAAGGAATGCAAGTACCTTTGCTATGACGTCAAGGCTTGCATGCAATACCCGGGTACAGTGATCGACGCCCGCATCCGTAATTGGGCACTGCTGAAAAAGGACCGGGCCGAATACTTCAGGAGGATAGAACAAAAGATAGCCCGTCGCCGTCGGAATAAATATTTCCGGTGGCACGTCGCCGGGGATATCGTCGACCGGGATTACTTTGAAAACATGGTAGCCATTGCCGAGCGCCACCCGGACTTTATTTTCTGGACCTATACGAAAATGTATAGCGTCGTCAACGGCTTTGTCTCCGACGGGGGCCGGATCCCGTCCAACCTTCACATTATGTTTTCCGAGTGGCGCGGGCTCCCCATGGTAAACCCGTACGGCTTCCCGGAGTTCCGGGTTGTGTTCAAAGACGAGGCCCGGCCGACTGGTCACTACTGCCCCGGCAACTGTGATGTATGCAAAGCCACGGGCCGTGGCTGTCTGGCCGGGGAGACAACGTACTGCCTCGAGCACTGACGCTCGGGGCCCTCTCCCGCTGATCGGGAAGGCAGGCCCACCACCTGCCGGGAGGATCCCCCGGAGAGATCCGGGAAGAACAGAAACCACCACCAGAACAGGAGGTAAGAACATGATTACCACGAAAGAACAGGAGCGGAAAGCACTTGCCAAGATCCGGGAGATCGTCGCCGGGCTCGGTGAGAATAGCTATGTGGGCACAGCCCTGACGGGGTGCCTCGATGACGCGGAGGAAAACATCGAGTGCGACTTCGCGCTGAGCATGTACGACAGATGGCAGTCCTCCGAGCGGAAGCTCGAGGAGGCACAGACAGCCCTGTCAGAAATCGCCGACAAGCTGATCGACGAGGGACAGCGGGCCGACGAGGCCGAGCGGATCGCCAACAACAAGATCGAGAGCGCAGACAGGTGGTGTACCAAGTACCACGACGAGCACGACAAGCTCTGCGAGGCGCTCGCGAACGTCTCCGCAAGGGATGCCGAGATACAGACACTTGAGGCCGAGATCGTCGGCCTGAAGGCAAAACTGTATGACATGATTACCGGGGCCTGAGGGCCCCCGGAAGTCGCGTTTTGAAAAACACCTGAGTCGCGATCCTGAGTCGCGATCCACAAATGAGAGGAGGATATCATGAACAACTACTACTTCACTTTTGGAACTGACCCGCGTTACCCGTACGGAATCAACGACTACGTCAAAGTCACGGCCCCGGATCTGGGAACCGCGATTCGCACTTTCCAGAAACGCCACCCGAACAGGCCCGGCTCCAATCTGGTCAACTGTGCATTCTACTACGACGAGGAGGACTTCCTCCCCATGATCGACAAATACTACAACGGGGAGGGACCGATCGAGGTCCTGACCGCGCCCGAGCCTACCCGCCTGCAGGAGATCCGCAAGGGTCAGGACTTCTCCCTGTGTGGTCAGGCACTGCACCTCGCTATGGATGACGGCGAGACGGTCGCCCTGCAGGACATCCGTGAGGGGACATGGTACTTTGTCGCTCGCGAGTGGCTGATCGAGGCTCTCGAGGGCGCCGGGTACAAGCTCGCGGAACCGTAAACACAGCACACGCCCGTCGGAGGACGACAGCAGGCGTCGGCGCCTGCGCGGGCCTCGCCGGTCCGGGCTGTATGGTCCGGGACGCGCATACAGGAAGACCACACACATAGAGGAGGATATCACCATGACAAACAAACAGTATCGGAACCGCGTTGCAAAGATCGAGGCCCTGCAGGCCGAGGTCGACGCCCTGAACGCACAGATCGACAAAGTGAAGGACGAGATCAAGACGGCCCTCGGGGATGAGGAGGAGAAGGACCTCGGGGATCGCCACATCTTCTGGAAGTGGAAAAAAGGACGCGAGATATTCGAGACGGCCCGGTTTAAGAAGGAGCACCCGGAGCTCGCACCCAAGTACCTGAAGGCCGGGAAAGACACACGCGCCTTCCAGATCACCGCACCGAAAAAAGCCACGGCATGAGAGGAGGATATCATGGCAAGCATCGAATACATCACCAAGAGGGTCGAGGGTAAGGAAAAAGAGATCAAGAAACTGGAGGGCAAGATGGCCCGCATCCTGAAGGCGGAGGCCACTGACTGGGAAGTAAACCCGTACTGCTACAACGAGTACGACAAGAAGTACACAGCCCGGGATCTGGAGGAGGCCCGAGTCGCGCTCGCTGACTGGCAGGCCAAGCTCGCGATAGCGACGGAGAAGGCGAACAGTCGCAACGTGAGGGCAATCCTCGACTTCCTCGAGATCTGGAAAAAGAACGTCCGCGCATTCTATGAGAGCCAGTACCCGAAGTACTTGGTCGCCAAGCAGGAATGGTACGAGATCGACCGCGCCTACACTCAGTGGTGGAACTACGAACGACGCAAAGATCCCGACAGCAAAGCAAAGGAGGCCGAGCACCGGAAACAGCGCAAGGCCTTCGCGGAAAGGTGGTCGTTCATTGAGCAGTATGCAGACCACATGGGTTTCGACTGGGACCGCTTCGACCGGGACCTGAAGAACGACGCAGACGTAAAGTACGACGACATCATCGAACGCACGAACGCGATCGTCGGGGAGATCACAGACGCCGGGGACCTGAGCGTCGGCGAGAAGGGTGAGCTGAACGGCATCATCATCGGGACCAGAGGCCGGGCCAAGGTGCACACGATCGGCGCGGGAGGATGGAACATCCAGTGCTTCCACTTCCGCACACTGATACATGAGATCTGAAGCCATGACTAAAGCAGAGATAGACGCGAGGGCCGGGTATCGCCGGTCCCCGCTCCTGAGAGGAGGAAAGTATGAAGGGACTACTGATAGCAATGATTGCCACTACGATGATCGCTCCGGTCGAGATGCGTTGCGATATGTACTCAGGAGGGCAAGTGTACGACGTCTGGGCACAGCCGGGCCTGCACTTGGCTATGTCAGATAACGGCACACCCGACGACTTCGATGACGACTGGGTCATCGACTGGGAAGACAATCGCGACATCATGGTACTGGTTCTGGATAAGTAAAGGAGGATGCTATGCATAAAGTATACAAGCCGGGTGAGTACCCGAAGGAACACAACTACGAAGAGATCTGCCCGTACTGCGATGAGCCGATCGCGGTCGTGGTCGAGGACTACTGCTACGACTACAATGCGACCTGCCCGGTATGCGGTAAGCCCCTGATGCTCTGCACTCTCTGCAGGTGGGACTATGTGGACGGTTGCCCGCTGACCGGATACAACAAGTGCGGACAGCACTGCTACGATGACTTGGCAAGACCGGAGGAGGCAGAAGAATGAAAAAGATCGAGGTTTTTGATGTCGAGTATGAACGGCTGAATGCCATAGCTGAAAAGCGCGATCTGTGGATCGCGCAGGTCATAGAAATGTTACTGGATGAGATTGATGAGGAAGACGAGGAACGGATCTTCGGATAAGGAGGAAGACATGACATACACAGAGAGAGTCGCGATCGACTGCATCGACACGTTTGAGAATTTTCTGGAGGACCGGGGCGTTCGCGTCCCCTCCTCTGACGAGCAGATGGAGGCCGAAAACCGTCTGGCCGGGAACAGCGCCCGGATCTATGGCGAGGACTTTGGGGAGCTTCAGGAGGCGCTCGCCAACGACATCGGCAGGCCCATTAAGCGTATCGCGGAATGCGTATTCGACCTGACGCTCATCTGCGCGGACTTCATCCGCAAGGCAGACATCGACTCCCGGGCCATGTTCTGGGAGATCCACGACTGGGCACTGGAGTTCGAAGAACAGTACGACGAGGATGACGACTACATGACCGAGATCGAGGTGTTCGGGAACATGAAGATCGCGGAGTACATAAGGCAGAAACCAATCACGTTCGACACATACCCGGACATGTTTACGGACTACGATAACGGGATTGAGAACGAGAACTATGACCACGAGGTCAGGCTGTTTGAGGTGCCCGAATACTGGGCGCTTAAGTGGATCGCGGAAAACGCGCCATGGGATGTGCCAGAGTTCTGGAATGAATATACATGGGACGACACATATGCAATGTATGAGGACGCGATCAGGGAAGGCGTCCTGATTAAAGAAAACATCGCGGTGCGATAAAGGAGGGAAACGGCAATGACGATCGTATGGAAGGACTGCTTCGGGCTGATGGAGATTGAGGTGGACGCGCACGAATGCGCGATCCACTTCTTGGATAAGTACGCGCATTTTGTAGGCAGGGACTGGAACGAGTACACGGTCCCGGTCGAGGATATCATAGAGATCCGCATGGACTAAGGAGGTGCGATATGTTTGTTGTTTACGCGCAGGTCGGCAAGGTACGGCACTGGATCGCAGAGTTTGACACCGAAGACGAGGCCATTGACTTCTGCAATATGTGGAACTGGGAAATGATAGACGATAACACGCTCGTGTGGGATTTGGATTACTACGAACGATAAGGAGGTGCGATATGGCAAAGCGCAAGCAAGCGAGACGAGGCGACATGGTCGCCTGCATGGGAATAGTGGTCACGATTGATAAGATCCTGTATCAGGAATTCTTCGATGACTGGGATATTGAGTTCATCGACACAGACGGCAACTATCGCCACTGGAAACAGTACTTTGACGGCGGTCGTCTCATCCCGAAGAAGAGACGCGCATTCGACTGGTACGGAACTGATGTCACAGACCTGTACGTTAAGTACGGTCAGCCTGTATGAAGGCAGTACTGATACTTCTGGTCTGCCTGTCACTGGTCAGGCCAGAGAACCACATGGAGATATGGCACACATGGTATGAACAAACCGCGATTATGGAGGAGGTAACAGAATGATTTTCATGGGATGGTGGGATACAAAAGACGGAAGAACGCACCGAGGATTGGTCAAGGCAGACTATGCGGATGATGCTGTCATGAAGCTTACATCATGCCTGCAGGAAGGTTGCATCGTGAAGAACGTCATCCACTTCTGCGATGATGAGCATGACATCATGATTACACCGCAGATGCTCTGCGTGAACTTTCCAAACACTGCACAGTACACACTTTTCTAAGGAGGTACGCCATGAAGTACGGGCAGGAACTCATCGATGCTCTGGAGAGGGAGATCCTCTCTCTCCAGAACTCGATCAAGAACAGAATGGACAGGATCAACGAAGGCATGACAGACTGGGATGACTGCTTTATCTCCCAGAGGTTCGAAGAGCGCGGGATCTCGATCAACCGGGAGAAGATCGCGCTCATCAAGAACGGCGGGTGTGACTGGTTCGTGGAGTACGCCACGCTCGACGGCAAGCTCGTAGACGCGAAGTGGTGCGACACGCGATACGGATACTCTCTCCGGGCCGAGATGCCAGACGGCAAGATCGTATGGACCACCGCAGTCACGAAGAAGGGGCTTGCCAAGAAGGGCCTGAAGAGGGTCCTGTGCCTCCGCCCTGCATGGTTCTGCTTCAAGGGATCTGGTGGTATGTTCGGCGTGTATACCGGATCCTATGTGCCGTTCCCGTCGGACATTAACTATGCAACCGGAGAACCTGCGGGCACCGATCCGGTCGAGATCAAAGACTATGAGGAGGATACATGATGCAGTGCTTCGAGGAGTTCCTGATGGAGAACTACGGGATCACGGTCGAGGAGTACGAGGCCATGCCTGAATACGAGAGTCGCGTTTTTGAAATCGAATATGCCGAGTATGTCCGGCACTATCTGAACTGATGTTCTGGATTGCCCGGAAGAAAGGAGAAGTGATATGATTCTGGAAAACCACATAGGAGGTGATGATATGGCTTCATCACTCGAGCGCTCACGAGCGAATGACAGGTACAAGAAGAAAGCATATGATGATATAAAGCTGAGGGTCCCAAAAGGGTACCGGGACTCCATCCTCCGGGTCGCAGCCGAGGCCGACGGGATGTCTCTGAATGAGTACATGCTGTCCACGGTCGCGAAACGGATCATGGATGAGCACCCGGAAATAAAGGATGCCGATAAGTGGAAGATCTCACTCGCGAAACAATGAATAGAGAAGAGGCGATCGCGCTGTGTATGCGTGGTCGCCTCTCTTTTTTTATTCCTCCTCATCCCCGAACGGTATCATGTAAGTAACCTGAGCCCCGCAGTTCTCGCAGTGGCACTCCTGCACTATCCCATCCCCCTAATACCCATAGTCATCATACGAGAAGTCGCAGTCCCAGATCACGCTCCTGGCCCCGCAGTGGAAGCATTCGTATACCCCTCCAGAGTCACTGCCTACGGGAGTCGCGTTTTCCAATATCCTGACAAACTCCTCCAACCACTCAGGCTCAGGGCATCCGGGACACTCGACCGGATCTACGCTCAGTTCTTCTATCAGTTTATCCGCATCTATCAGCTTCATCGCTATCCTCCTCTGGCCATTCGAACTCCCTGAACGGATCATCGACAAACTTTATGTTGTCCGCCAGTTCATATCTCACTGTTCCGTCATCCATTTCCACAAGGCCGTACACCACCTCATGCGGAAGGCTCTTTTGCTGATAGATCCCATCTTTCATACTCCCCGGCATATCCACAGCGTGCATTTTCGTACTCCGCACCCACGCATGCCAGATGGCTCTTCTGCGCGTAACCTCCCTCGCAGTAAAATCCATGTTGTACTCAAGCCGTTCTATCATGCACGGTCGTGTTGCATACCGTATGGTTATTTCTCCTCTTGCCATATCACTCTTCTATACTCTCCTTCAATGCTTCACACACGCTCTTTACCATTTCTTTTGTGGTCAGGAAATTCCCGGTCCACTTGTCGTGCCATATGTCATCAAATGAATACGACCTCCGCCACCGCTCTTTCCCAAATTTCAGAACTCCGATGCACCTGACGATCTCATCCAACGCCTTCTTGTTTTTCATCTTCTTCTCTTTCATTACATTATCCTTCCCACAGTTCTGTCTTGTATTTCCTGCCCCTTCTCCAGTTGTCAAATTCGCTTACACATACAAAGTGCAGTTCATCTCCGTTCCGCAGTATGACGCATGTATTCGCTCGGTTCATGCCCAGTATCTTATCCTCGTGTTCTCTCGTCCATTTTTCGAACCAGTACTCCGCTCGATGTTTGAACTTGTACACCCTTACCCGTGTCATCACATTATCCTTTCCGCCACTCGGTAGTACACCTGTCGCCGCAGTTCCGAATACTGATTCTTGTCTACCACTGGCATTCCCTTCTTCAGCTTCAGGTAGTTGAAGGTCACTCCACGCTTTGTCACGCCTTCCAGAAGCCAGTCGTACAGGAACGGGTCTGTGTCGATGACCGCATTCTCTATGACATTGATCTTCTCTTCTATCCGCATTCTCTTCATGGCCTCCTTGGACGTGGGGTCGGACATTTTCGTCCCCCTGGGCATGCCGTCCTGTTCATGCGAGTGCCATCCATCCAGATCCTGAAGACGCTTCCTGAAGTCTCCGTATGCGTAACAATAGCTGACCACAAACTTGTAGGTATCGTATGGCAGATACCACTTGCTCCCCGGTTTCGGTGCACGGTTGTGACTCATAACTCCCCTTTCTTCATCAGCTTGTGCCGATAGAATGCTGCGAGTGCTCTTGCCTCTGTCATCGACTCTGCCTGATACCGGACCACCACGGTCTTGTCACGGTACAGGACGCCATCTTCTGCCACATGATACGCAGGAGCACACCGCAGTATCTTGCATGATTCCTTGTCAATCTCCAACCTGTACTGGCTCATCGTCTGTCCCCTTTGGAAAGTAAAGAATAGTTGTGCCGTGCTCGCTGAACTCGATCCTCACGGTCGCCCCGGAGTTGTCTGCATTGAGCATGGCCCCTACCACATCCCCGGCTATTTCCTTGTCATTCGGCACACCCACTCTCCGCTTCATGACTGCAGCCTTTGCCAGTACGCTGACGGCCTGCACCGCAGACACGCACACAATCACCACCAGTACCAGTATCTGAACAAATGTCATCTCCTCACCTCCAGAAATACAAAACCACTATACAGCTTAATAACATCAGGCCGGACGCCACGGATATCAGGAAGTCCTCATCGTTTTTGTATCGGACGAATGCCGGGATCTCGACCGTCAGGAAGATGATGCTCATTACGATTGCGATTATCAGAAGTATCATTCCTTGTTTCCCTTCCCCTTCAGACACTCCAGGAGCTCATCCATTTTCTCCCCCTTCAGCCACTTCAGAAACTCATCCTTTTTTACGAGTGTCACTTCCCCTTCTGGTATCACTGGCGACATCACGATGCTGTTCTCTATCACTGTTGCGTCATCTCCTCCAAGAAAGTCTATCGCCGTTACTGGATTGCAGAAAATCAAATACAGTTCATCATCTTCTTTCATGGCTGGTCCCCTTCCATCTTTGCACCGCACACAGGACAAAAGTCCGATAAGTTTTCCTGACCGTCATCTGTTTTGAGTGCGGCAGATAGACACTGGTCACAGCGGTAACGTTTGCTGTGTGGGTCTTGTATCCACTTCCCCGTCTTGCGCTCTTCGATGGTCGGTGCAGTGCAGATAGCGTCACAGGCATATGTCCAATCTGATGACATAGCGCAGTACCCGTTCCTGTCACCCCTGTCGCATTTCTCGCACTCTTCATCTGAGATTCCCAGTTCTTTTAGCAGTGCGTCTTTGTCAATCAGTCTCATGCTCTGCCCTCCTGTTCCATTTTTCTACTGCTGTAAGTCCAATCTGCATGTACTTTGTTCCTTCCGCAAATGTTTCCACACGAATGACATCGTCTGCCTTTATTCTAAATTCCATGCAACACTCAACCTCCAACTCATCTATGCCGGTTTCGGAATTCATTGACATTTGCGTGATTGTTGGAGTGTTTCCGCAGAATGGACATGGTTTGAATGTTTTTTTAATATATTCTTCAAGAGTTATCATTTGTTCAGCCATGCTCTTCCTCCCACTCATAAAACGGACAGTCATAGCAAGCAGGAACTAAGTCTCCGTTCTCATCTGTGTAATAATCATCCCCATATCCTGTACATTCATAACAGTAATCTTCATAAGGTGGTTTCATGTCTCTTCACCTCTCCACAGTTTTATACAACAAAAATCGCAGTCACACTCTTGACACTCAGAGCAATATTCTTCCTCTATTTCTTCGATTACGTCACGCAAAAGTTCAATTCCTTCTGCAACTCTCATCCGTCTTCTCCTATCCACGGTTCTGGAAGTGGCATCTTGCAGTTGGATTGTTTGTTCTTGTACTGTTCGCTCATCGGAATCCATTCATTCTCCCTTATAGCATTCTGGAAGCGGCATCCATGCGATAACAATGTTCTCATCGTCATACCATGTCCTATTATCAAGAGCGCAATCCCATACACCTCTACCGGCATGGTCAGCCGAACGTACTCCGTCTGTCATACTTCCGCCGTCAAGAGCTACAAGAACAGCTTGTCCGTCCTCTGGCAACCGCTCACTGCACGGAATCCACTGCGGTACAGACGTTTCGTGTTTATACCCAATTGCGGCTATCATTCCAAGCAGTTCCATCTTGCAGTCTTGACTAATATCCATGTCTGCAACTCTGCGGTTAAAGTACGCAATCATCTCATCAAAACTACGCTCTTTCATTGTTTTCCTCCTTGTACGGTTCTGGTAGTGGCTTATATGCAAGAATGCACCAATATGACCTCGCTCCTGTCAACTCCCATCGCTTCAACGTTTTCTGATACTTTACGAACGTGACCCTTTTGCCTGTGCCGTCATAAGCCGTGACAATATACGTTCCTGATTCTTTTGGCTGTTCGCTGCACGGAATCCACTGCGGTTCTGGCTGTGCTGTCGGAGTGTCATCTATACATTGTCCTAACGTCTTTTTACCGTTTATATAGTCCTCAATACTTTTGAGTAAATCGGACTCATTAATCAGTCTGCCCATCTGTTCTCCTTTCCCATTCATAGCAATACCCTTCTTCGTCTGTTCCTCCATCCCAATTCAGACACCGCCAATATGTTTCGCTCTTGCCGTGTTTATCCACATTAATATGACACCTACTCCATTTGCACTCCCTGCAATAATGCGGTTCTGGCTGTGCGGATGGCAGACTCTCAATCTCCATTTCTGCCCGTCCAATGGCATCATTCCACGCTTCATTGTAACTGTCGTATGTGTCACTCTTTCCCGGTACTCTCCAAGGGAATAACTCCGCAACTTTTTCAAGCGCATCAATCGCCGCCTGTCTGCTGATGCAGTCCCCGTCTGACATCATCGCCCGGTACTTGCTCTCTGCATATGTGTACCCGTGTGCATATGCGTCATCCAGTGCTTCTTTGTCTGGCTGTGCGGATGGTATCTGCTCTATGTCTGCCTTAAATGCAACGACTGTTCCGCCCTCTTCCAGATAGTATTCGATATTGTCAACATCAATAAGCCTTCCCATCTTTCCCCCTCTCTGCGGCAAGCTTCAGTGCTTCCTGCAGTGCCGCCAATGCCGCATCACGCTCCTGCTTCAATTCCTCCTGGGTTTCCAGTGCCCATATAGATGCGTCCAGTGCTTCCGTCTCTGTCTCCAGATGATCCTTCTTGCAGACGTCCCGCATCATCTGGAGTTTATGCATCAATAAATCCCTTGTCATGATTTCACCCATCCTATCTCGTGCATCTTTTTCTTCGGAAGCGGTCTGAACGGTCCCGGTATTCTGGCTGTGCAATCTGGAGGTTTGTGCCCCGGCCTGCGGTGGTGCTCCCAGTACATGTACTCGCAGTACACTGCTCCGATGATATGTGACCTGCTCGTGAAGTTCCGATATATGCAGGTCATGCACTCCTGCTTCGGGTTCGGCGGTTTCGGATGACTGTGCGGCTTCATGATCGGTGTTGTCAGAGCCTCTTTCGGAGACATCCCTGAATTGAGTCTGTTCCTCACCGTCGGTGTCCCGATCCCATATAGATGCGACCACTCCTGTATCGTCTTGACCTTGCCGTCTATCTCTAAAAATGTCTGTGAGTGCCTTGCCATTTTTCTCTCCTCCTCCCGGCTGTTTCCTCTTGCTGTGAACGTGTCGACCCGTCACATATGAGGCTCACCCGTTGGCCTTTTAGGGATATCTTGCCTCATGCCGTTACTGGACATTTAACAGCCATCCGAAGACTGCACCGGGATTTCTTTTTCCTGCCCCTGCCGCCGCCCAGGGGCATTAAAATGGGAATATAACTCAGCTACAACATAGGGTACTGATAAAAACTTGTTTATAGTTATGCGGCGGAAATGGGGACTTTATTATGCTTTCCTTCTCATCCTGTTCCCTCTCTCGGCAGCGATGCTCTCCATGTAGTCTACGATCTCGTTGGAGTTCTCCTTCTTCCATGTGCTGATGTCATCCCGGAGCCTCATGACCACCTTTCTCTGCATGATCTTGTTCTTTTTCTTCCTGAAGTAGTCATCAGCATAGTCGTCCAGTACCTCAAATCCTTTTTGCCGGAAGTACGGGTATATGTCTGTCATGCGTATGATCTCCGGTATTACAATGTCATGCAGGTAGGAGAAGCGCCCCCGGAGGTTTGTCAGTGTCGATTGCAGTGGGCGTACCCACTCATCCTCAACCTTGCACTTCCTGAGATTGATCTCCATAGCCTTGATGAAGCTACGCTGTCTCCGGCATGATGTCAGGATCTCCAGACACTCGTTCATTCCGAGTTCGTTGACCAGGAAGAACACGATCACCTGTATCCTTGCGAGGGCCTCGGCTGCATTCTCATACTGCTCCTTGAAAGCCTTTGCTCTGCCGTTCTGGCCTTCCGGTTTATCTGCCTTAATCCAGTCATGTGCGTTTCTTTCCTGCATGTTTTTCCCTCCTGGACAGCAATGTCCTTAATCCCGTTACCCTGACCACATTGTCAGTGGCCCTCATCAGCGTCTCTATCGTCATCACTACCGCTCCGCTCTTGGTCAGGATGATGTTGCCGTCCGGCGGTGGCAGGATGCAGTCATCAGTTTCCGTCAGCGATATTTCTTTCACATTGCACCTCTCTCAGATTCCAGGAACACTCTACCAAAAGTCTCCTGAGTTCTATCGTCGATTCCATCGTGTTTGTCCATGTGAGTAACGTCTCAATGCTTGCAACGGCGGCACCATGCGAACTGATCGCAATCTTTCCTTGCTCCGGCGGCACGATTTCATCTATCCCCATGTCATGCCCCCTGTTCTAACAGCTTCCGCACCAGTACGTCGTTCTCTGTCTTCGCCGATCCGGTACGCTTTGACATATTCCGGTCGAAGCAGTTGCCTGTCCCGGACCGGGCCTTCGGTTTCTGGTTCAGGTACGACTCGAAGTGTGACGGAGCGAACAGCGTCTCTGGCCGGAGATAGTTCTCCATGTCTGTGCCCTTCCACTCCGCAGCCTTGGTGTCGATCACTGTCTTGAAGTCGTCAACGCTGTGCCCTTCGTTCAGCCTGCCCTTGATCAGGGTGACCGTGCTCTTCGATGATGCGGAGTATCGGCTGCCGATCTTCTCGTTCAGGTAGCTGATGATTTCCCTGGAGGCGACCATGACTGGTTCGGCTTTAGCCGGACTTTCTTTTTCTGTATCTTTTTCTTTTATATCTTTTACTTTTACTTTTACTTTAGGTTTCGGTTCGCTTCCGGGCTGCTTCACGTTTGCTTCTGGTTTGCTTCCGTTCGCTTCGCCGCCCTTTTTTCCTGCTTCACGTTTTCCTTTCCACTTATCGAGGATCGGTCTTGCCATCATAAGCAGGCAGGAACCAAGGCCATCTTCCGGTTCCGTATCGTCAAGGCAGTAGCATATCAGCGCTTTCAGTGCCTCGTATCTCTGACACTCTGGCAGGTTTTCTATCGCATCGAAATGTGTCCTGTAAATAATCGCCGCATCAGTCATTTCTTCTTCCCTCTCTAAATCAATATTTCCCATTCGATACTCCCCGTTCATACAGCTTCATCCAGTCATCCAGTCTCATGGTCACCAGAACTTCGGCGTTGTTCTTTTTGTGGAAAACAGTTGGAAGTCCATCTTGTCCCGCTTCTGCGTCTCTGACCGCCTGGGCCATCCAATCATAGAGCCGCATCGACTCGCAATGCTTTGCTTCGCAGTGTATGAAGGGGATTCCAACCACGTCAGCAGCATCTCCGGTCTTTCCGCAGAATTGAGCAGATCGTCTTGCATCATAACCTCTCTCCTTAAAGTAGTTGGCGATCCATCGTTCGAACCGCTTGCCCTTCTCACGCGACATCTTTCCCATCATCCACCAACCTGTATCGCATGAAGTGTTTCCCTGTTTCTGGATTCTCATCCCATGACTTGGCGATCACATATCCCATCGTCCTCAAGTCACTCAGTCTCCGGTGCAGCGAGGTGATACCCATGGCATATGCATCCATTGTGGTTATCGTCCTAGTCTTCATTGCCTGTACCAAGCTGTAGTACTGTGTCCCCTTATTAACCTTGATTGGCATACTCCCTACCTCCTATCAATGGAATGGCAGCTGTTCCTGATCCAGTCCGTCCGGTATGTCCATGAAGCCGTTCTCGTCTACGTTCTGCAGTGCAGGCTGCGGAGCAGGCGCTTCCTGCGTCTGGCTTGCGGCCTTGCTCTCTGCGAACTCTTGATCTTCTGCGATCACATCCGTGGTGTATACCTTGTTGCCGTCCTTGTTCGTGTAGCTTCCGGTCTGTATGTGCCCGGTCACGATGATCTTAGTGCCCTGGTGCAGGTACTTCTCTGCGAACTCTGCTCCCCTGCCGAATGCCACACAGCTTATGAAGTCTGCCGTCTGTTCTCCATCTCTCTGGAATCTCCGGTCTACAGCAAGTGTGTACCTTGCGATCATGGTTCCGCTCTGGCTCGTCTTTACTTCGGGCTCCCTCGTGAGGCGTCCCATTAAAATTACTTTGTTCATATCGTCCTCCTTATAATTCTCCACGCATTACTTTCTCTATGTATTCACGAAGCTTAAGTTCACCTTTGAAGCGGGATATCCATCCTGCAGCGAACGGACTGTCACCTCGTTCCAACATGGATATGCAGTTCCGTATATGGTGTCTCGACATATCCATAATGTTGATCTTTGTTCCATCTCTCTGTGTCCAGATGCCGTTCCGTATGTTCTCTTCGTTGACCGCCCACATTACCTCACGGTCAATCTCCATCCTTTTTCTCAGCTTATTTCCGAATCCCATACCTTGCGCTCCTACAAAAAGTTCTTGCCATATCTGCGAATCCAATCCTTGATGCTCTTCCGGTAATGCTTGAGCCATGCTCTCTCTGCTTCCTTCTTGTACAGCAGGTCAAGTTCATGCCCATGCTTGCCGTGAAGGTATGTATGACAGTCAACGCACAAATAAATCCAAAGCCCGTCCTCCTCAGCTTTCCATCTGTAGGCCACCCCTTTTATCATGTGATGGCGTTGGAGGTTTTCGCATCTTCCACAGTGGTGGCATTCCTGTGTATTGCTTACGATGCTCTTGTGCGTTCTCGGTATTGAGTCCATAGCTGTAACATCCTTTCTTGCTCGGCAGGAGTGGCGGTCTCTATCCCCAGTTCCCGGGCCTCTGATATCGTTCCATCGATCAGCCTTGCCATCTCGGCAGTGTCGTATGTGTGGCTGCCCCTCATCACCAGATAGACCTGATACATGACTCCGTCATCCAGTACCTTCCGATTCCCTGTGGGCCTGACATGAAGTCCTTCCAGTCTCCTCCAGTTGATGTCATCCCGGATGATGATCGGCATCAGGTGACCGTCCATAATCTCAAGTTCCCCGTAGTCTGCGATCAGCTGATTGTGTGCCTCTGTGGCGCTCTGCCCGGTCTTCTCAGCGATCTTATCTTTGAGGACGTGAAAATATGCATTGGCATTCAGAGAGCGCTTCTCTCGCCATTTCACGGCCTTGAGGCGTACGTCCGTATACTTCAGGTCTCCCATCTCAATGCGGCGGTCGAGGGTGAAGGTCACCCTCTGTTTGCCGTTCTCATCGAAACTGATATCATGCAGTCTTGCCTTGGTTTCCATTCTGGTAATCCTTTATCATTGCAGTGAACTCGATAATGTTCTGGTGCTTCTCTTCAGTCAGTTCCTTCAGTGACTTCACCTTGTACAGATCGTAGATTGTGCCGACCAGGATCCCGTTCTGCCCCAGATATTTTTCCAGAGCCTTTGCCTTGGCTTCACCGATTGGTTTCTTCCTGACGTCCTCGTAGTGTTCTTCCATGGCCTGCGTATCGGTCTGCGGAGCATCTACTTTTGGCGCGGCCTTCTTCTTTGTGGCCTTGCCGAAGGTGTAGACCTGTGCGTTCGTCCGGGGATTAATGAGAGTAAGCTGATTTATCCTGCCGTCATCGTCATATCCGATACTCTGGACATCGAACTTGTCATAGGTAGTCACCCCTGCTCCCTTCGGTTTCGGTACGAGGTTTACTTTGTCTGCCGTGATCCAGATGAACGGAGCGGTGTACAGTTCCCTGCCGATGCCCCAGTTGAAGCAGGCCCTCTTGAAGCTGTCGGATGCCAAACCCTTTTCCTTCTCGGTGAAGGACTCTGTTCCTGTGTCTTCTTTCCAGACCCACTGCTGTTTCTCTGCGTCCCACAGTCCAACAGAACAGTTTGCGTTTTCACGGCAGTGTGTTCTCTGCCAGTTCATGGGGCCGACCGTCTCATCGAGGATGTTCTGATCGCACCGGGCATCCTTATACAGCAGGATGGACACGCCCTTCTCATTGCAGGTACTGACTCTTGCTTCAATCTCATCTGCCTTCAACAGGCGAAACATTCTTGTCATCGTTCTTCTCCTTATTTCTGCTGTTCCAGTTTTCTCTCAAGGTAGTTGTGGGTCTTGCTCAGGGTGTTGTTCATGGCCTCTCTGGACTTCCGCGCTTCTGCTCCTGTGTTTCTGATGTAGACATCCAATTCATGGAATTCCCGGTTGTGCTTCTCGGTCATTTCCTTCAGCAGCGTCTTCGTCTCCTTCAGCTCGCGAAGTGTGTCGGTATGAATCTTGCCCAGATCCTGAATGTATGTGATGACCAGTTCGGTCAGTTCTTTGAGTTCTTCTGATGTGACGCCCTGCTTGATAACAGGGTCCTGATGTGTACCGTCTTTGGCCTGGACGGTTGCGGTCTTTTTCTCAGCCACTTCCTTCTCAGTCGCCTTCTTGTAGTCCATCTCGGTGTTGTGACAGAGCAGGAGCATCGCCGTCTTATCGATCTCCTTCCTTGTCAGGCACACGGACAGATATCCATTGCTCTTGCCGATTTTGACGGACTCGCTTGCCAGACTCAGATGCTGTGCCTTGAAATACTGCCGAACGTACTTTGCATTGATATAAACATTTTGAGATTGCCCTCTATGTCCCATTGCTTTTCTCCTTTGTGTGTGGTATTATTACAGTGTGTGGTTTAGACCGCTTCTCCACTTCCCTCGGAGAGGTGGTCTTCCTTTTTCTCGGGATCCGCCATGGTCATCTGGAATGTACCGTCTTTTCTCAGGACCAGGACCATCGTGACCCCTTCTGCCTTTGCGATTGTTGCCATGGTATTGGCAAGATCAAACATCGTTCCCATCGTCTTCCTCCTACTTGTTTGCGAATGCTACGAACCCTAACCACCCAAGAGAGATCAGGATCATCGGCGTTGCTATCCTTGGCAGGAAAAACATCATGAAGGTTGCAACACTGCCCATCATGCTTGCCGCTATCACCGTGATCCAGACCCATGCCTTGCTTTTCCTCGGCATCTCCGGCACATCCCACTGGAAGTACTCGATCTCTCTGGGCTTTTCTTCATTCTCCAGTACCATCAGTTCGGTCATCCCGTCTCCCCTTGGAATGTCCACGATGTATGGTGCTATCTCGTTCTTATCGTCCGGTATATATCTCCCCTTCAACCTCATGGCTCTCCCCTCTTTCTTTAATCTTCTTCCTTTTTGTCCAGGGCTCTGACAAGCTCCCCGAGTTCAGGGAATCTATCGAACATTTCGTCCATGCTGCCAATACCCATTTGCTCGAACAGGTCGGTGCTTTTCCCTTCGTTGCCTTCGTGATTCTTGATGGAAGTTTTGCGAGCCTCCTTGAAGGCCCTCTTCATGATTTCCTTTGCAAACTCGACAGATGTGTTCTCGATAAAATGATCGAACATGCTCTCCGTTACTGCCGCCCATTCTGCAACCAAGTCTCCACCTTTGCCTTTGATCGAGATTGAAACTTTATTGTTGTTGTCTTTCGACTCTACATGGATCATTTTTCTCCTCCTATGAATATGTGTGTGTGGTTGATGTGATATAGACTTTGTATCCCTTGAGCCCTGCCAGTCTCCTGAGTGCCCAGAGCGGGATTCTCTCTGGATTTTTTCTCCATCTCTGGAGCGTTCCTCTGCTTACCCCGATGAGCCTTGCCTGTGCAGACTCGTTGTGAGTGGCGAGGATAACATCAGTCATTTCCCTGTCGCTCATGATGCCTCCTCTGCCGCTCTGTCTCTGCACAGCTCGTGTGCGTACTCATCGATTCGTTCGTCATACACCCAGTTCTCATCGATGCTGTATGCTCCATCGAACATCGGCTTTCCGCAGTACGGGCATTCACCTTTGTAGTTTTCAAGCTCGAACATTCGCCGATTGGCGCTGACTTTCTGGTAATATGCTTCGGCATCCATTGCCGGATCTGCGTATCGGAATACCATTTCCCTCTCCTCTCTTATAACGTTACGTTATATTTACTGGTAAAAAAATATCGTCTTCTTCGAAGCCTGCCACAGCGCAAAAGGCGATGAAGTTTGCCTTTTTCATATTCAGCTTCCCATTCTCCCAGAGATTAACTGTTGATCTTGTGACCCCCAGTTTATCAGCCATTTCTTGCTGTGTCAGACCTGCTGCGACCCTTGCCGCTTTCATTGATATCTTCTGCATTTCATCCCTCCTTTCCTTGGGTCATCTTGAGTATAGCATAACGATACGTTATGTGTCAACACGTTTCGCGATATTTTTATAGATTTTTTTGTTCTGTGGTTTTACAATATGTTATACAAGGAGGAAAGCATTATGCCACAGGATATGACCATTGCGAAAAACCTGCGGAGGATAATGTTTGATAAGGGGATAAACCAGGCAGAACTTTCAAAACGCACAGGGATACCTCAAGGCACTCTGTCAATGTGGATGAACGGAACGAGAATACCAAGGATGCCCAACATTGATGCTCTTGCCGAGTACCTCGGTGTAACGAGGGAGGACATCGTAGGTAAAAGTCAGGAGCCAAAAGAAGATCCCTACTACCTTAACCCAGAGACGGCGAAGATCGCTCAGGAAGTATTTGATGACCCTGACCTCCGCATGCTGTTTGACGCGTCACGGGACAGCAAACCGGAGGATATCAGGATGGCTGCGGAAATGCTCCGCCGATTCAAACAGACTAACTCCGATGGATGATATCTACATCTACTATGTGAAGATGCCTCCGGGACAGCACGAATGGGTGACGCCTTGTAGTACAGGATACACGGTCTACTTGGATGAGTACTGTCTCATTAACGAGGATCTCCGCATAAAGGAGTTCCGTCATGCTATGAGCCATATCATGGGCAGGCACTGGGAACGCTTTGATATTAACGAAATAGAAGGGAATGCAGGCTGATGGCGACAGCAAAGAAGTTACCGTCTGGGTCATGGCGGGTGCAGGTATTCTCTCATTATGAAGTGGTAAACGGAAAGAAGGTCCGGCGATACCAGTCTTTCACCTCGAAGGACAAGACCAGAGCCGGGAAGTATGAGGCGGAGCGGATGGCGAACGAGTGGCTGTACAAGCGTTCAGAACGCCGCAGGAGCGTCTCTATCCTCGATGCCGTGAATTTGTACATAGACAGCCGGAGGGGCGTCCTCTCGCCGTCCTCAGTGCGAGCATACACATCATATAAGAAGCATCACCTCGATGACATCGGTATGATGGATGTGAACGACATCGATCAGGCCAAGATGCAGGCATGGGTGTCTGGGCTGTCCCAGTCACTTAGCCCCAAGTCCGTCAAAGAGATCGTCAGCTTGGTCAATTCAGCATGTTTTGACGCAGCTGGAACCAAAATGACGTTGACACTGCCCATGCCGGAACCGAAACCACAGTACACTCCGACCGATGCCGAGGTCAAAGAGATCTACGATTGCCTGTCGGATGACCTGAAGCTGTGTCTGCTACTGGCAGCATTCTGCTCTCTCCGGCGGTGCGAGGTGTGTGCTCTGGAAAGATCCGACTTCCACGATGGATTCGTCACCATCTCGAAGATCATGGTCAGGGATGTCACCGGAGACTGGATAATCAAGAAGCCGAAGACTCCAGGCTCCATCCGTTCCATTCCGGTACCGGACAAGATCATGAGGATGATAGAAGAACGGGAAGGCAAAATCGTGCCGTTCGTCCCGGATCAGGTGTCCAAAAAGTTTCGGAACATTGCACTGAAACATGGGTACAAATGGACGTACCATGGTCTGCGTCACTACTATGCTTCTATCGCTCACTATCTGGGAGTGCCGGACGCATACATCATGGCGAATGGGGGATGGTCGACAGACCATGTGATGAAGAGGGTGTACAGAGAAGCACTCCGAGACAAGCGTAAAGAGGAGAACGACAAGATTGAGAAGCACTTCAAGGCAATCATATAAGTTTATTGATTATTCATTCACCTTCTGACTCGGAAGAGGAAATGATGAGAAACCGTCATGTTGCATTTTGTGATGCATAGATTTCACAGAATCGAGCGTTATCGCATCACAAACAAGCGATATTGCACCGTATCCGAGCACATGAAACCGCATAATCAAAAGAAAAAACCCCAGAACCCTTGTAGATAAAGGCTCTGGGGTTTCAAGCCGGAAATCAGACTCGAACTGATTGCCGATGCTGATTTTACTGGCATTGCGGGATTTCGTGTTGCATTTTGTGGTGCAAACCACGAAAACCTATGCCTATTTTATGGCTGTTCTCCATCTTTTGCAACCCCCAAAGCGGGGCCGCCCTCGGCAAAGGACGGCCCCTTGGAAAGGAGGAAAGAAAAATGAAGCAGCTGTCAGCGCAGTGCGCTACGAAACAAATTCCATGCGGAGAGCCTCCAGTCTCTTGGACTGTCCACGAGTGCCGCAGTACTCTCCTTCGGTGCATACCTTGGTGTCGCCGTACGTCTGGCGGTGGCCCTGATAGTACAGCTTCCAGTTGTGCGGATTCCTGGTCAGCTTGATGCTGAAGCCTTCCACTCGTCTGGACTCACCGACTGTGCCGATGATGGGATCGTTGTCAGAAGATCCGGTACCGGAGTTCTGACCCCTCTTGATTCCTTTATATACCTTGTCGCCGATACCCTGAAGATGTACCGTGACTTCCAGTTCCACACCTTCCGGCGGCGTGATCTTGAATGCTTCCAGTCTCAGGCCCTCACCCCTGGTTCCGGCCCATTCTCCGTCTTTGACTGCAGGCATCCATCCCTTCCTCTGGACGTGTGCCCTGTAATGGATGCTCTTATCCACCGGCTCTTCTTTGCCAAAGGTATTGTAGAACTCGTTGGTATCCACGTTGCCGCTGACGCCAAGGAAGCGTCCGACAGAGGTGTACTGCCATCCATCGATGTTTACCTTTACATTCGGCTTGGTCTGCTTTCGTCCGTCATTGGTGCCATATCTGGCGATCCAATAGGAACAGCCCGGGATGTCAACGCCATAGATGTAGCTGTTGAAGTACGACTCAGATGCGTAGACGCCGTACTTGTACCCCGACTCTCGGATTACATCACAGAATGCCTTTGCCACTAATCTGGCTACTCCACGGTACTGGCCTTCTTCTATATCAATATAGACAGGCATCGTCAGCTTGTGGCCTTTGATAAGCTGAAGGGCCTTTTCTGCTTCCGCCTTCGCCGTCATGTCAGTGCCTGCCAATGAATAGATATACACGCCGTACGGTATGCCTAGTCTGTCGCACTCGGACAGGTTCCTGGTGACATAGTTGTCTACCTTTTTTGTACCGTATGCCCCCCTGATTATGGCTCCGCCGATCTGCGGTTTTACTTTCTCCCAGTCGATGATGCCCTGCCACTCAGATATGTCAATTATCGGCTTGGAGATATCAACGGCAGTTGGTGTTTCTGCAGGCGGAGTTGGTCTTTCAGTTGATGTATCATAATGAGGGAATGCATACCCTCTGATGTACCCCCATCCGACCGGAATGGTCCTCTCAGCCACCTGTTCATTATAGTTGCCTTCGATGATCGTGATGTCTGTGCCGAACACTTCCTTGACGATGCCGATGTGGTCAGCGAATCCGTCATTAGGCTGTGTGCTGTCATCCCAGTTGTAGCAGATGACAGAGCCGGGTGTCGGCGTGACGCTTCCATCCTCGTCCCAGATCCCGGCCTTTTTGAACAGCTGAATGTGTCTCTCTACTCCGCATTCGGCTCCGCCTATCAGATCGACCGCATCGTTCACAATAAAAAGGTACGACAGAAATGTGTCGCACCACTCGTCTGTGTATTTTACTTCATAACCGAGAGGCAGGTTCTTCTGGGCGTTATACCCATCGATAATCTTCTTGAAGCTGCCGTCAGACTCTTTCATCCCAAGACAGGATATAGCCGTGTTCAGGATGTCCTGTGCCTTTACTCCCATTTACTCCTCCTTCTCTTCCTTGTCCACTTCCGGCAGTCCGGCGACACTCGTCAGCATGGACAGGATCGCTGCCACTATGGCAACAGACAGTACATACCCCCACTGAATTTCCGACATTGCCGCTCCAATGGCGATCATACTGAGCATGCTCTGGGAAAATGTTTTTATCGCGCGAATGCCTGCAGCCTTAAACCAGTCGAGCCAATACATGGTTACCTCCTTTGTACATAAAAAAGCACCCGGATCTCTCCGAGTGCCTGTCGTAAGTTCTGTAGTTGGTCAGGCGATATGCTGCTGATAGGACGCCTGCACGTTCCGGTCGTTGATACATACATACCGCATGGTGGTGTTGATGTCGCTGTGCCCCAGGATCCTCTGTATCTCCTGCAGGGCCATCCCCCTCGCCGCGAGGTTGGTAGCCAGTGTCCTTCTGAAACGATGCGGATGCACGTTGGTGACTCCGGCTCTCTTCCCTATCCGTTTAAGGATATCCCTTACTCCTCCATCCTGCAGTCTCTGGTGCTTCTCGTTGTAGATAAGAGCCTCGCCATCCTCGTTACGCATCGCCAGATACATCTGGATATGCATCTTCGCCACGTCATTGATATAGGTAGTTCTGTCCTTGCCGCCCTTGCCGTTTCTTACATGGACGGTCAGACGGTCAAAGTCCACGTCATCCACATTCAGGTGTTCCAGTTCAGATACACGGACTCCGGTCGATGCAAGCACTTCAATGATGGCTCTCTCCCTCGGTGTTACGCAGGAGTGCCGGAGTGCATCCATCTCGATTGCGGTGAACGCCTTCTTCTCCTTCTTGGGGCACTTGATCGGTTTGATTATCATGCACGGGCTTTTCGGTATGATCTCCTCCGCAGCCATCCATCCGAAGAAAGCAGACAGGCTCGCCCTGGTGTTGTCCAGTGTCACTTCCGAAACGCCTCGCTCCTTCTCCGATGCGAGATAATACCGGATATCATATGGCCCTATCTCCGTGAACCGTTTCCCGATAAATTCGGAGAACCTCTGGAGATTCCTGGAGTACGCATAGATAGTGCCCTGTGCTTTCCCATCAATCAGGAGACAGGCACAGTAACGTTTCAGCAGCCGTTCATTTATGTCATCATACACGGCTACCTCTGTGGTGCGCTTAGTTACTTCGTAATCATTGAGGATGCACAGGATCTTCCTGGTTACGGTCTCACAGGCGTCATGATCCAGTACTGTTGCGATGGACTGCTCGATAGCCGACAAGAGTTCCTTACGATAATCAGACATGAAAAAACCTCCCTTTGCATATGCATGGAGGTATGGTATAATAACCATACCTTTCAATAAGGTTTGGGTCGTGGCTGTGATTGGTAGTCCTCCACGGCCCTTTTAATTACGTCTTGATTATCGCAGGTTCCAATTCTGGTGTCAATAAAACATTATTTTAATGTGTGCTAAGAAATATAGGTTATAAACGCCGCAAACCCAGTGTTTATGCGTGTTTCAGCGTTTTGCTGACTCTTGACACACTACCTTATAATGTAAGTGTCAGGAGGTGGTATCATGGCACAACGCAAAGGGTCTGGCGGCAGACCTATGTACGGTTCAGAACCGAAAGAATTATGCGAACGTCTGAACCTTACTTTACCTCATGACATCAATGTCCGTCTGAATAAGTTCTGTGAGGATGACGAACGTGCGAGATCATGGGTAGTCCAGAAAGCACTGGACAAGTGGTTATCAGAAAAGGGGTACTGAATTGTACCCCCATTCTTTTCTCTGTTCGGCAGAACCATATTCCGTAAAAGCACGTTCACTTACTGGCTACTTTCAGCTTACCTTTACACGCTACTTACTGCCTGATGTCCAATTCTTAGTATTTTCTAACCACTGCCAGACAAGGAAAAAGCAGACGAAAACCTTCATCCGTATATTGCACGGCACTTTCTTCCTGTGCCGTGGACACTGCTTTTAATTGCAATAGTTGGGGGCATCACAGTTTTTGTCTATGAGGTCTGCTGATACTCCAAACTTTCAGCCGCCTTACAGCTTCATTATACACCCACAATACACTTTGCCGCAAGAAATAATATGGCGTATTGCAGTGTATTAATGTACTTCAATGTGTGCTTTTAATCAGTTACGATGCCGCATTAAATGTAATTGTCAATCCTAAATTGCTTGCTATTGTATTTGGATTATCAGACTCTGTATATGTCGTGGATGTCCGCACAAATAGTCCAAACGAATCAGCCCCATAAGGCACGGTCAAAGTAACGGACTCATTGCTGTAAAGGTTAAACCCATCTGACTCAGATACAAATAATGCCGCATTAGGTGCGGAAGCGTTCCCACAAGACTCATCAGACATCCACATCACAACGCTATAATTTCCGTTTACAAACTTTGAATTCTGGTCTGCCCCCCTGCTGACAGTAATGCTAACCGTATTATTTGGCAAAAGAATAACAGGATGCGACTCGGTTGGGTCTGCTGACCTGAGGAATCCATATGTTCCTGCCTGTGTCCCAGTTCCCCTTGCGGTAATCCTTGAGTAGTTTGCGGAAATCAACACATAGGTGGCTGTACTCGGATGGCTAAGATAAGAAAAGTCCCAGTTTGCAGTATAAGATATTGAAACAGTAACAGTTGCCGTTGCGGTATAGTTTCCGCACGTTGCCGTCAGTGTTGCCGTCCCGACTCCGATTACCGTTATGACTCCTTCTGATACCGTAAATACAGTATTGTCAGATGATGCCCATGTTACTGCATCAGTAGTATTGGCAGGCGTCAACGTATAGTCAACCTCTACTGCGTCAGTACTTGTTATAGTGATTGTATCCTGAGCGAATGAAATCCCTGTACAGGGAACAGCCCCGAATGTTATCGTTGCAACCTTATTTGCCGAAAAATCAGCGCCCTTGATAATTAATGCTTTCCCCATAGTGTCCCCCTTATAACATTAGTTTGGCATATGCTATACTGTTGGAATCTACATATTTAATCTTCGCAATCGCATTTGATTCCGTACCACCAGAGATTACAGCACCAGTGCTTGTATCTATGGTCAGATAATCACCGACCGCAAGCCCAGACAGACCAAGTATATTGCTGTTAATGTATCCACTACTCTGTACTATCGTGCAACCATCCTGTATTCCAAGCGATATGCCGTATATATCATTTATTGCCGTTGCAATGGATGGAACCTTATTAGCCGTAGTGTCGAATTTGACCGCATATCCTTTAGCAATCTGCGCTTCATCAAATCTGTGACAATCGCCAAGGTTATAAAGGTATCCAGACGGTGTTGAGAACATATAATCCTTCGTTCCTTCGCCATCAAAATACATCGTCTGCGTCTGTCCTTCTGCTCCTTCTGTAACTTCAATAAACGGCGCTTTGCAGTTCCGCATGAATACTCTGGTCGGTTCTCCTACATTAGCGTAATCCGAAAAAGTAAACCGTTTAGCCGTGCAATCTTCCAGATATACGAAATACGGTCTTGTTTGGTTTGATGTGTTGTGAACGTGAAAAGCGTTGGTAAAATCGCAGTTCTTAGCGTCTATGACCTTACCATTTCCACCACCTGCTCCGTATGTATATATTCCAGTTGTCAAGTTATAGCCTTGAAGTTTCAAATTTCGCAGAATGCGAATATTCTTCTTAAACTTCAATGACGCTATATCATCATGAATCGCATATCTTATGTTAGATGCATGAATCGTCATGTTCTCGACTCGCACATTGCCCTTAAGGTTCAGTGTCGAAACGGCATTTCTCTTTGCGGAATCATAGTCTGTCGTACTGAGCTCCGCTGACAGAATGACTTCTGATCTGCTACCCATGCCAATCAATGAAATACCGTTCGTAACGATAAGCCCCTTAAAAGAAGACACTGCTATCTCTGATGCGGTATAATCGTCCATGATGTTATAAGTTCCGGGATAGATGTGGATTTCATACGGAGTAAAATCACTGGCATACAGTGCGACCGCATCAACAGCCTCCCTCACGCTTGTGTAATCTCTTCCACCACTTGCATCAACGGTAACTACTTTCGGCTGTCTCGGATAGTTCGCTTCGCTGAAGACAGAAAATGCAAGTGTTCCAGACTCCCCCCATAACAGTGTTGTCCCATATGCCGCATAAACAGCTGGCGCATCTTCCGGAATTGTTGCATTGTAGTAGTTATACCCATAGTCCTGTCCAATCGGATGCGATGTTCCGTTTCCGTCTACATATCCATATGTGATTTTATAGTTTCCGATTGTCTCAGAACCCTTATCATTATTTTGCACAAGATGGAATGCAACTTTTGACCCAGAAGGAAAGAACCGCACCAAAGTGACCGCACCTGATGTATTATTATAGGCAAATGTCTTTTTGTATTCATTCTGGTCGGTGCTGAATGTACTTGTCTGAATGTTGCCATCCGAAACCCTTAATACTCCATTCCCCTGTTCGTCTGCAACATATAAATCTGCTGTTGCATCTGTATTCTGGATTTTTGTAACAACAGCAGCGGAGCTGTCGAAATTCTTTGTCTCAATCTCTCCGTCCGCAAACTGAGCAATGACGTTTCCATTTTCATCTGAAAGATACAAATCTGCGGCAGTCTGGTCGGGTGTTTCTGCTACTGCGGCAGTGTCATCCAACTGACTTAAATCTGCCTTTGTTCCACTCAGTTCATCTCCAATTGCTACCTGAGTCCAGTGTGCTGCTGTCCATGCCTCTGCGGTTGTGATTGCTGTTGTGCAACGATAGATATTGCCGTTATAAGCAACATAGTCTCCTACCGCATATGTGCCAGATGTGCTATATGCAGGAGCAAGATCGCCAATATCTGCTTTTCCGTCCAGTGCTTCGGTCACTACAGCATTCTGAACAGGATTGGTAGACTCGCCATCAAGAGCATCATCCACTACAGTTTTATTCGCCTCGGTTTCAATGCCGTCCAATTTAGTCTTGTCAGCAGCTGACATAAGACCATTAGATGACTGCGTTGCAGTAGAATACGTTGTATCTTTGTCAACATCCCACCCCAAGAACACCCAGTTCGATCCGTCATACATATAGATAATGGTTCCGCTTGCGGATCCGGCATAATCAAGCCCTGCGCTCCCAATCAGCGCGCCTTTTGCCCTAACTGGTCTTGCACCATTTCCATTCACATTCAGCTTCGGACTCGTTGCTGTGTTCGTGTAGGTAAATCTTACGGCAATAACAGCCCCAACCGTCTGGATGAACGATGTGTTCGCACCACTGGCTATTGTTACGACCTTTGTCGCTGTATACGCAGAGGTTGTACAAGTGCAGTATGTAATATTGGTCTTGTCCAGTTTTGTCTTATTGGCATTCGTGAAGTCGTTGGTGGACAGGCCCTTCCCGGATACCTTGTCTACCTTGCCGTTCAGGTCTGTCTTTGTCGCCACCACGTCCGTGTCTACAGAGACCTGCCTGCCCGCGCTTATTTCAATGCCTTCTCCTGCGGTATAGGGTGTGACGGTGTTCTCCGTCCCGGCTATCCGCAGTTTCTTCAATTCGCCCATTTATGCCTCCTGTTCTGCAAGCACCACAATGGATACCTCGTTGTTACTTGAGTCAGTCATGGCTATGACCGTGTTTGTCTTGTCTCCAAGGAGTTCCTCGATGGAGCTCACCCTGTCTTTCAGGATCTCGATATCCCTCTGGAAGCCTCCGCACTCACCGCACGGGTCAGGTACCGGAATGTGGATCGTTTCTCCCTTGCATCCGAAACCGGACACGCATCCGGTCCCATCGGATGAGCCAAGGGTCACCCCAGGCATTTGTATCTGTTCCGTGGGTTCCTGCCCCGGTACCGACTGGGATGACCTGATCACAAACTCTTCAAGAGATGGCCTTTTTCTTCCCATGTTAAGAGCCATGTCATCACCCCTCTATCCGTCCGAGGACCGTGACGTCTACCACACGTCCTGCCGCATCTTCCATGGCTATCTGGATTTCTGTCAGCCCTTCGACCAGTGCCTGTATCCGCGCCAGTGCATCCTCCGCAGCCGCCTGCGCTCTCTCTGCGGCTTCCTGTGCAGACACGGCATCATTTCTGGCAGACACGGCAGTGTTCTTCGCTGAGACCGCGGTGCTCTTGGCGGCAACGGCGTCATCCTTGGCACTGTTCGCCGCAGATGCACTCTGCGATGCAGACAGGGCTGATGCACTCGCAGCATTCGCTGAGGAGGAGGCCGCTGATGCAGAGGATCCTGCGCTTCCTGCGCTCTGGGCCGCCGCATCTCTGGAGGTCTCAGCCGCTTCAGCCGCAGCTTCGGCTCTGTCCGCAGCCTGTTCCACGGCTGTCTCTACATCGTCCATCCTCTCAATTATCTGGGCATATACATCAGGTGTCGGAGGCTGTGAGGAGCTTCCGCCATCCATGTACCCGTCTTCATGTACTCGGAAAACAGCGTAGTTCGTTGTGATGCGAGTGCCCGCGAACACATCTACCCTGACCCTGGTATCTCCGTACTGGAGAACTTCCCACGGTATCAAGCAGGTGTTATTCTGGTCCAGTATCACGTCATACGGCGGATCGTCAGAACACTCGGCATAGAACTGTGCCGTCTTCGTGCCGTCTCCCCAGTCACTCGTGAATGTGAAGTGGGCGTACAGGTAATTCTGGCTTCCGGCTATGACCTTGAAATTGTCTGTCCGCCGGATTACTTGGTTTTGAACATCAAAGGTAAGAGTGGGCATGTTATCCCTCCTTCATCGGGAGCTTGTCCACAGCCTCGACCAGTTTGGTGGCTGTCCCGTTTCCTCCGCATTTTGTATATGGTCTGTACAGATACATGAGGTTGTCGTACTCAGGTGTTGTTACATAGCCTCGTTCTATATATCTTTCACACAGGTCATAGATCCGGTCATGGGCCAGACCTATAAGTAATTCTGTCTCTGAGCTTCTTTTCTTTTTCCGGTCGCTCATGTACTGCCAGAATCCCGTGGATGCGAAGATGGCTGCAACTATGGGTACTACGATTTGCACTACGATGTAATTGTTCAAGATGTCTCCTTTCTATCTAGCGTATAGCCGGAAATACGAACTCAGTATTTTATCTTGCGTAAACATACCAGTTACAAGTTGAACTGGTATAGTCAACACCGTCAACCGTCATCAGTACAGGAGTGAATTTAGTTAGGGTGAGTTTGAAAACGCCTCGCCTGCCGCTTGGAGATGAGGAACCTTTATTACCGCCTCCCAAATACCACTCGTATTCAGTAGCACTTATAAAGTTCTTGGGAATCAGCATTCCGCTACGGTATACTGTTGAGTAATTCCCGGATACATAAATCTCGCTATAATTGGTCAGGTTAAGAGTTAACGGTGTTGTACCTGTAACATTTCCAAGCGCTGTCCAACTCCTTGACGCAGCCCCTATTGACGACCGTGCAGATGCTGCGTCTGTAAAATTCATGCCCGCAAGAAATACTTTGTTATCGGTTGTCCCATTTATCAGCCACTTGCCAAGTTTCCAAGAATATATTCCGTAATTGGAGGAACTTCCTATTCCGAACAAAAGTTGATCAGTCGCTGTTAAGTTGGTCGCTTTTGTATACAGCCCTACGTCGCCACTGGCGTTACTATAATTGGTATGCAATAAACCAGTCATCGTATCGCCCGCTTTATTTACAGCACCTATTGCGCTTCTAAATGCGGCAGGGTCGCTTACCGTGTAAGAACGTGTTCCGTCCTTTGCTACAGTGGCCTGAATATAATTAACTCCGGTCTGCTGACCGGATGTGTTGTAATTATAGGCAACGATCTCTGCGGTTATCGGGCCGGACGAAGACGCTACGGCTCCGTGGTAATTGATGGCGCGTCCATTCTTGTCATACACATAAAGCCCGCCATACTGTGTGCTTGAAGAGCCGTTGTTCGCCGCAGCTGCGTTGATGCCGGAACCCTTTGTATACACAGCAGGAGTGCCTTTGTTGATGGTAAGGTCTCCGGTCATGGTGTCGCCGGTCTTCTTGACAAAGGTGCTCTTGATCGACTGCCAGAATTCACACAGCTGTTTTATTCCCAGTAGTTTCGACATCCCTGTTCCTTTCCGCTTTCAAGGCATCCGCAAAGCAGGCGGCACAGTCTGTTATCTCTACGCCGAGCCAGTGCGTCAGCGCATGGATGAACCGTCTGTTTGCATCCAGATACTCGTTGTAGATATCTGCGTCCTCGGTAGCCTGGTATGCCTCGAAAGCACAGTACATAGCCAGTCCGGTATGCTTCACGATGCACCAGTAGTCGTCGTCACACTCATACATGTCTTTGAGACGGAGCATCAGGCCTCTTCTGCACTCAGCCAGTGTTGCCAGTTCATACTCAGAGTCCCGGATCTTCTCGATCTGTTTGCTCACCGCCTCGTCATCACTCAGGTCGATCAGGCCGTTCTCAAGCTGTGCATTGTACTTTTCTACCAGTGTCTTCATGTGCAGTTCCGCGCACCCCATCTGCACAAATGCCCTGATGAGGTCCTCTGCAGCCCCGTCAGATACTATTGTTCTCTCCATCGATCTTCCTCCTGCACTCTTCTATGAGCTTCTGCTTTGCCGTTCTTCTTTCCTTCCGGTTGCGCTCAAATTGCCGTGAGCGCTCTTTCAGCCGTTCAATGGCTGCGTATTCTTTTGGGAACATGTTCTTGTCGATCATAATGCCTACCTGTTCATGTGGCTCATCTTGAGGTAAAGGACCAGTGTGATGTTGAAGAGGCTGCTTGCCGTGATCTCTATCAGCTTGTAGCCCGATCGCAGGATCTTATCCGCATCTGCCTTCCGGCCCTCACCGATCAGGTCGGACGCCACTTCCAGAAGGTCGTAGTCTCTCCCGATATCCAGTGAAGGGTATACTCCTTCGCCGTCAAGCCATGCACCGCCGTACTGTGCCATCAGATACGGCGTCACATCGATGCCCTCTACACTTACCCTGAAGTCGTTTGCCGTTGTAGGTATCTGTGCGATCCCCGGCGTCACCGTATGTGAATGCGGATTCGGTGATATGGACCCGCCGCCATCTCCTCCGCCGCCCGTGTCATCAGGGTAGGCTGAACAGTTGTCGGCATTCAGGATGTTTGTCAGGTCCTGTGCTGTGACCACGTCATATCCACCGCCCGTACCGCTTACTGTCAGGGACGTGCCGTTCACGGTTCCTGCCAGTGACATGAACGGCTGAACGATCAGCTTGAATTCAAAACGCTCCAGATAGATCAGGTCCGGCGTGATACTGATGTAGAACCTGGCGGGGACGTTCGGACCGCCCTGTCTCGTGAATTCCACGCCGTACATGTCCACTACCTGATTCCGCCTCTGCTTCAGCATCCGGTCGATCCGTTTTTTGTTTTCTGCCACCCGCTCCGAGATACGGACGAGTGCTTCCTCCTGTGTTAAGATCATTCGTTCTTAATGTCACGGTCGATATAGAGTTCCTTCTCCAGTGTGACCGTGTCCACTCCTCCGTTATGCGAGTCGTAGTTGACAGCGGTGATGTAGTACCAGTCGTCCAGTCCCATGATGTACTCCTGGTACGGTGTGCACTCCAGTTTCAGCAGCAGGTTGTCGTA